CGGCGACGGGGGTGGGTGGTCGCGGGTCATACCCTCCCCATCTAGCCGAAATCATGCAGCATTTAGACGCACTGGACACAATCTTCAAGGGTGTTTATCGTGCCGGTAATGCGCATTTGGATACTGGTGTTGGCGATGATCGGTTGTACGGATCCAATGACGACGATCCCAAGCGATGTCCGGGAGCCGGACGATGCGATGGCAACGCCATCTCCGCCGCCACCGCCAGACTCATCGGGTCCGTTTGATTTCTTCGGCGAGGTCTGCGTGCCCGAGTCGCCGAATCCCGAAGTGGTCAGCCACTGCCGCGGCGAACTCGGCGTCTGTGTCAACAGCATCTGTCGACCAGCGTGCGCGCATCAGTATCCGCCGTGCGCGGCCGGTCACGCGAAGATCGCTCCGTCTGGTCTGTGTTACTGCTCGCCGAACGCCTGATTGCAGACCCTGCAGGTGACGCCACCCTCCGGCGTTACCGCTCGATTCTGACCGTCGAGACTGTGACCGCGAGGACAGAGCTTGATGCGCGCGCGGTACGCCATGCGCTTGCGCTTCTCGTTCTCTGACTGCGTCACCGGCTCGAGGTGAATCGTCGCCATGCAGTTGCGCCGACGGCAGATGTGATCCAACACCTTGCCGTCGGACACGGCGCCATTCTCCGCGGTCCACGCAGCGATGTGCGCTCGCGTGTGGCCATGGTACGCGTAGCCGTGGGCGTCGAGCCGCGAGGTCGAGAGGTCGCAGCCGAAGACTGGGTCGCGGACGCTCACTGCGCCGGCATCGGGATCGGCAGATGCGGCTCCTCGACCAGAAGCACCGGATTGGTGACGTCGAGCGGATTCTGCCACTGATTAATCCCGGGTCCCTGCGTCGCACCGCTGATCTCGAGCGTGTCGAGATGTCCGTCCGGGTAGATGACATACGTGCGGAGATCGGCGCGCTCACCGTTGATGGCGAGGAGCTCGGCGAGGACATGGCGATCGGTCAGGCGGTATAGAACAATTTGCACGCCACGAGCATAGCTCACCACCTCGGCATCCGCTGCTTGAGCAGACGCAGCCCGTACTGCTCGATCTGCCGGATGCGCTCTCGGGTCAGGTTGGTGAGCAACCCGATATCCTCGAGCGTCTGCTCACCTCGGTCGGCCACGTCGAGCGAGCACGACTCGGACGCCTCGGGCAGGATCTTCACCGAGCCGGTCTCGGGGTTGATCTCGACGAGCAGGCTGTGTCGACACCGCGCGACCGGACACGGTCTTGCGTGATGCGCTGGCCGTGCATGACCGCACGACAGCGGCAGCGCGGCCACCAGCGGCTCGCCCTGGTCGACGTACCACTGACAGACCACGCACGGGACGCAGTCAGCGCGCAAGCGAGGGCGGTTCGCCATCTGCTTGGCGACCCGAGGCGTGACGAGCGCGGCCGTCTCAGCCCGCAGCGCGTAGAGATCGGCTCGAGTCGTCTCGTCTGCGCGCGTGCTCACCAGCGATCGCGGCTTGAGGTCAGCGCGCGTAACGTGCGGTCGCCTCATCGCCCACCGCCGAGGATGACCGCCTCGAGGTCGAGAGCGGCCAGGGCGATAGCGATCAGGCGGCTGCGGGACATCGACACGCCAGCCGCGCGGCACGCGGCGACCTTGGCATCCCACTGAGCCAAGTCAGCGGGTGCGACACTCACCGACACCACGACCCAGTCGGCTGGCGAGGCCCGCCGAACGGCTCCTGGTGATAGCTGCTGGCCGCGGCGATTTCGTGTCTGGCTTGCTGCTGGTGAGCGTGGCGCGAGCGGGTCCGATGACTGCGCGGCTGAGTCCTGGCGCTCGCCAGAAGCGGGCACAGGGTCAGTGTAATCTTGTCGCATGTGCAACTCCTATGTAGGTGCAGATTGAATGCAGTTCTGCCCGGTCACCGTCATACTCGGCCTACTCAGTCCAACCTGTCTTTGTGGTGTCGGACACGACCTAAAACCAGCGTATTACTGACCAATTTGGAGATTGTCCGACTGTCTGTCTGATTTTGGGGGGCCGCCACTCTCCCTTAGATATTTATAATATCTAATAGAATAGACTCTCAGTAGTAAGACAGTAGGACAGACAGAGTATTGCCGAGTGATAATCGGGTACTTAGGTGCGTCCAACCTAGGTAGGACAGTAGGCCAAGTGTCCGACCTCGCAGTGAGACACTTTGATGAACCAGATTTCTCGCATGCTGATTGCATCAGGATTCCCTGCCTTGACGACGGTAGAACCACCGCCGAGACCCGGTGCTCTCGCGTTCCTTTCGCCACCCAATGAACTTGAGGATTCGTCCGACGCGGGTCTGCGACGCGCGATCGTGCTTGCTCACGTCCAGCTTGAGCGCAGCCGTGAGCACGTCGCTCATCGTGACCTGCCTGATGCCCGGAGAGGCGAGGTGCTCAGCGATTGGATCAAGCCAAGCGTCATCCTCGTGAAACTCCTCGTTTGCCAGTTCCCTCAGCCGTTCCGGCTCCTCGTCAAACCACCATGGCTCACCAGATTCCGCGGCACACACGGCCTCCGCCCAGAGCTGATCTCGCATCTCGGCCAGCAGGTCACGAGGCACCCGGCGCTCCACCGGAACGATGTGGAACCGCCTCGAGCCCGTATCGTCCGTGAGAAACTGCCGTCGGTTCGTCGTACCGCAGATGCTGACCGCTCGCGCTCGGCGCTCGGCAGTGCGCCCGTATGGCGGGCGGTACAGGTCGTGGGTACTGGTGAGCCAGGCTTTGAGCCTGGACTCGCGGCTGCCGGTGACCACGTTCTCGAGCTCGGACAGCTCGTAGATCCACGCGCTGTGCAGTTGGATCGCCGCGTCCTTGTTCGTGATGTCGATGAACGTGTCAGCGTGCCAGGCTCCGCCGAGTACCGAGAAGAACGTCGACTTGCCGAGCCCCTGATCGCCGACCAGCATCAGCGCCGTGTCGAGTTTACAGCCGGGCCAGAGGGCGCGTGCGGCGGCGCCGACCATGAACTTGCGCACCATCTCCGCGTGCAGCTCGCCGTCGGAGCCCAGGTAGTCGTGCGCCATCGCCTGCAGCCGGGGCGATCCGTCCCAGTCCAGGGAGCGGAGGTACTGGCGGATCGGGTGAAACGGGCGATCCGCCGCGGCTGTGATGATCGCCGCCTCGACATCGGCCGCCGGCGGCGTATAGCCGAGACGGCAGTCCGCCTGCGCGCGGATGTAGTGGACATGCGACGGATCCATCGAGCGGCCGTCGAACCACGGCTGGTTCGTCATCAGGTCGAGGCTCCAGCGCCCTCTGAACTCCGGGTGGTGCCGCACGAACACCGCGGTGTTGTGATACGCGCGACGCGGTGAGCGGTCCGCCTTGGTGAGCAGGAGCGTCGTCCAGTCGACATCGAGCTCGGTCGGCGCCTCGGGGGCGTACGTGGCCGCTGCACGCGACGACTCGATGCGTGGACGATCGGCCAGCAGGTAGCCGCGCTCGCGCTTGCACTGCGCCGAGACGCTGGCGATCTTGTGCCTGAGCTCGCGCTCAGACCACGGTGGGTCGCAGCGCGGATTGTAGTCGTCGGCGATGAGCGCGAGCGTGTCGTCCTCGCCGAGGTCGAAGCCGATCATGACGTGCGCAACCGCGTTGAACGTAGCCGTGTGGCCCGAGGCGCCGGCCACCGCGCCGGGTATCTTGCGCAGGTACGCGCGGGCACGCCGCACGCGATCCGGCGTGAGCGGAGTCGACGCCGGCGCGACGACACGGAGCCGTGGCTGCTGCGCTGCGGCCAGCGCCAGGATCGCATCGGGGTCGACGGCCGCGCCGGTCAGCCGCTGCGCGCGCCACCCGCCGGGCGGCAGCGTCGGGCTGTACCAGAACCGCGAGGCGTCCTTGCACTGCTTGTCGGCGGGGCACTGCGCGGCGTGAGAGCGCACCGCACCCCAGTCCCAGATCTTGGCGTACTCCTCGGCCGTGACCGGCCGAGCGAGCGCGAGCACGACCCGGTATCGCGGCGCGCCGTCGGCGTGGGACTTGGTCGTGTAGACCACGCCGGACGAGCCGGCCCACAGCTCCGTCAGGCGGTCGAACTCGGCGCCCTTGTCGTGATCAAGGACGAGGGCGAACACGCGCCGGACATTGGCCAGCTCGCGCCGCGGCGGGTCGTAGAGCACCGGAGACCATCCGGGGTGTTCCATCTGGCCGGTGTACTGGTCAGCGGGCTCGGTGGCGAGCAGGTCAAGCCAGCGTTCGATATCGATCTCCAACGGCTCGGCGGTGGTACGAGTCAGTCCGTTGAAGTGAGATATGGTAACCATCACTGACACGCTCCGGTAGCAGCGCGGATTCGAGCGATGAGTGCGAGCGCCTCGTCGACCGATCGCGGCATGATGTAGATTCCCCCTCGTGCCTCCCATAGCTGCTGAAACTGTTTCTGCTCTTTGGATTGCCGACCAGTGGGCGTCTTGATCTCGATGGCCAAGGGGTGTCGATCGAGGATCCCGATCAGGTCAGCGCCGCCGGGTCCGCCGACCCCGAACGTCACGCGCCGTCCGCCCTGCATGACGGCGTGGCCGATATTGTTCCGGAAGGTCAGGACACCCGGATCGGCGCCGAGCGCCAGACGGATTGCATCCTGTAGTTGAGACTCGGTCATGCTCACGCGACTGCTCATGCGACTGCCTCCGCTGATGGACATTCGACGTGTCGTGGTCGCTGCCCCTCGGTCCAGTAGAGCTGCGTGCCAACGGGGAATCGCTCACCACACGCTCGGCATCTGCCGGCGTACTTGGCAGTAATCGAGAGCGTGTAGCTGCGCGTCGGCACCTTGGGCAGCGTGGCGATGTCGACGACACCGACACCGGTGCTGTACGGCAACTCGGCGGCGCGCCGGGGCAGCATGGCGCCGCACTGCGGACAGGCTGCGGGTCCGGCCATGAACACCGAGCCGCAGCTCATGCACTGGCGGATCGCATCGCGCTTGACGCCGGAGATCGCCTTGCCGTCGAGGCTGTACTCGCGCGGCATCTCCGGTGGCCCGTGCTTGTGTACCGAGCCGCACAGGTCGACCACGGTCGCCTGGGTCTTGCCCTCGGCGGGGCGTAGCACGCGGCCGACGCACTGCAGAAACAGCCCGGCGTGACCGAATCGGCGCGCGAGGATACAGACGCTGAGCGCTGGCAGGTCGAACCCCTCGGTAAGGACGCCGCAGTTGGCGACCACACGGATGTCGCCGGCCGCCCATGCCGCGAGCGTGGCCTCGCGCTGCGCTGGTGGCGTCTTGCCGGTGATCACCGCGGCAGGGATGCCAGCGGCGGTGAACTCCGCTACGGTTAGCTCGGCGTGCTCGACGGTGACGCAGAACACGACGGCCAGCTGGCCCGAGCCGTGTTGCTGGTAGGCGTCGACCGGATCGAGCGCGGTCTGCGCGGCCTTGAGTTCGGACGGTGGGGCGTATACGCGACTCGGAACCAGGTTGCCGAGAGCGGTGAGCTCGGCGACGGATGCGGCCACGATCAGGTCGTCGAAGATGTCGCCGAGCGGCCTGCCGTCGGCTCGCTCTGGCGTGGCTGTCAAGCCGAGCCATCGCGCCGTCGGGTACGCCGTGGCCAGCTGGCCCCATTGGTCCGCGGCCATGTGGTGTGCCTCATCGGCAATCACAAGGTCGGCTTGCGGCAGGTGACCGAGCCATCGCGGCAGCGTGAGCGTCTGGATGCTGCCGACGATCACCGGCGCATCCGGCCGGCCGGTGTCGTTCGCGGCCTGGATGACGCGGACGTCCCAGATCCCAGCGTCGGCCAGCTTGCGCACGGTCTGCCCGATGAGCTCGCGGCGCGGAGCGACGAACAGCGAGCGGTTACCGCGCGCGTGTGCCGACTGGATGATCGACGAGGCGATGATGGTCTTGCCTGAGCCCGTCGGAGCGACGAGCAGCGGAGCGCGTTTGCCGCGCTGATAAGCGGCGCGTAGGGCGTCGATCGCCTGGAGCTGATAGGGGCGGAGGATCATTTTGGCGCACCCCAGCCGATGACGTTCCAGATGAACGGGCCGTCGATCGGCGACACGGACAGATAGTTGACAGCCGCACAGCGACGACACGTGACGTACTCGTCGTCGAGATCGGGGCGCGAGAGTCGAGCGCCGCAATGGAGACACGTGAGGCTCACCGCTTCACCCCGGCGGTCGTGAGCTGCTTGCTCGTGGGCGCGGCTGGTTTCTTGACCTGCCTTGTTGGCAGGATTGCGGCCGGTGGGGTCCGGTAGCAGCGGACGCACAGCGCCGACTCGCCGCCGCGGCCGACGATGACAACGAGGACCGGCGTGGGCACGCCGCATGAGGCGCAGGGGGTGGTCATGTACTGGCACCCCGCAACCGCCGACCCACGTTCTCAATCGCTCGCTCGATGGCCAGCACCAACCGCGCCCGCCGAGCAGAGTCGAGGTCATCCTTGGCGAGCGACTCGGCCTCCGCGACCAGCTCAGCGCCGATCGCGAGGGCGGCCTCGATGTCGAGGATGGTCTGCGCGGAGATGACGAAGTCGGTCGGCTGGAACGTGGCGTGTCGCCACTCTCGCTTGGCGTAGTCCACCGCCGGATCGAAGACGTGGTCCCGGTGAGCGGCCGAGACAGCGGTCTCCGCATCGTCGACGAGCTTCGTCCATCGCTCCATGTTGAGCGCATGTGCGCCGGCCCGTATGGCGCGGTAGTAGCGGCGGCGGCGGTCGGTCATGACACACCTCGCAGCCGTGCATCGGGTAGCACCGCTCGCGGCTGGAAGTCCAGCGCATTACGGATGAGAGCCGCATGCGGCAGATCGTCCAGCTTGCGGCGAGACCCAGTGGCGTACCAGTGCCAGTTGCCAAGGCTGTCCTTGCGCCACTGGAGCTCGACCACGAGCGTCAGCGCGCCGAACCAGCGTGCCAGCCAGCACGGCTCGAGAGTCACTTCGGCGAACTCGGGATGCACGCGGATGGCTGTGGCCCTCATGAGTCCCTCCGCATTGTGCGACTGCGTCGCTGCGTCCATTTGCGCGACGAGGTTCCCTGGGCAATGTGCCAGCGTCTGCACATTGGGCATCGGTAGGTGTGCATCGCTTGTCCGAGCGCGGCGAATGCACTCCGAGCGGCCCGAGCGGCATCATCTGGACTGTAGTACGTGGTCTTGTCGCAGCCGCTCACCCCTCACCGCCCGCCTCTGGCTCGGCCCAGACCGCGGCCCATCGTTCGCGTTCGGCCCTGACTCGTTGGTAGGCTTCGCGAAACTGGCGGATGCGTTCGCGTTGCTCATCGGACAGCGGCACGCTCTCGGCCATGATGTCGTCGACCATCCGCTGCGCGTCCTCGCTCACCGGCGGCGCTGCGGCTGCCCAGTTAACCGCCCGTTGTACCCGCCCTCGCCGCCGCCGACTCACGCGGACACCTGGCCGCGGATGTAGCCGTCGGTCTTGCTGACGCGCGTGATGTCTCCGCGAGCCATCAGCCACTGCAGGGTGCGCCAGAGCCGGCGCTCGCCGAGCTCGCCCCACTCCTGGCGAACGAGGTCGAACAGCCGTGCCGCGCTGCGGGGTCGCCGGGTTACGTGCTTGAGCATGTCGGCCCGGAGCGCGGCGGCTTCGGCTCGGAGTTCGTGCGGTGTCAGCGGCGGCGGCTCGGCGGCCAGCCGCTTCGCAACCTCTCGCGCCCAGGCAGGCAGCGAGCGGGTCATGTGGACACCTGCTCAGCCGCAGCCGCCCGCCTCGCCCGTCGCGCCTTCGCCGCTGCGTTGGCCTTCGTTCGGCGCCGCAGCGCGCGCTCGGCCATGACCTCCGGCGTCGGCGGCTTCGCCCGCTCCTTGCGGCGCTCGTCGGCCGCGAGCTTCCGGGCCTTCGCTCGTTCGCGCTCGATGATGGCGTGCTCCGGGCAGATGTCCCAGCGGCGATTCGCCGGTCGCCCCCCCGTGTCAGGCGAGCCGCTGCCCGGGTCGAGGCCGCGGATCCAGCCGACCGAGGCGGCGTAGCCGCGGATCAGCTTGGCCTGGATCTGCGCGGTGGTGACGCCGTGCGGGCAGTTGTCGTAGTTGCAGCGCAGGCAAGCGCCGCGGTTGCGGGTGAGGATGGTGGCGGTCATGTCAGTAATCCTCGTCCACGGGCCACAGCGCCGCGGCGATGTTGAGCAACGCGAACACGCCGCAGATGGCGGCTCGGATGGGATGACCGAGCGTGATGTCCTCGACGGCGAAGAGGACCATCGCTACAGAGAGGAAGGCGGGTTGGAGGCGGCGGGTCATGGCTTCACCTCCGCGCGTCGCTTCGCATGCGCGGCCTTCGTTGCTTCGTTCTCAGCGTCGGCGCACGGTGGACACAGCCACTCGCCGCGGTTGTGGTCCCATCCTTCCGGTTGCCAGCCGTCGCGAGCGTCGGCATTCGGCCAGAGCCAGTGCACGGTCGGATGCTTGCGCACCCATGCGATGACGACGTCATTCGGCGGTGGCGGCGTGCGTGTGCCACACCACGAGCATTCGGCGTCGCCGCACATCACGGTGGCGGTGACGGTCCAGGAGACGGTTCGGCTAATGGGGGTCACTCGCCACGCTCCAGTCCCGCCAGCACGGCGGCGATCTCCGGGGTGATGGCGGCGCGGGCAGTGTGAATCGAAGCGACCAATGCCGACCTGAATCCCTGCCCTCTGTACACCCAATCATGCCCCGCCCGGTACACCGGCAAGATGGCGCGGAGGGCGGCGTGCGCCAGAGCGGAATCCTGCGTCCAGAATTGCTTGCTGTCACGCTGCGCTGCGACATCCAACTCCAACTCCGCAATCCTCCGCTGCATGGCAACCAACTCCTGCGTCGTTGCCTTGAGCAGCATTCGACCGGAGGCGTGATCGCGCTTGGTGGCCTCGTAGACCTCAGCGTTGGATTTCAGAAGGGCGTGGAGGCCAGCGATCTCTCGCTGCGCTGCAGCTAGTGACTCCGCTCCCTGCACCACGGCTTGCTGGGCTGCTGTCAGGTCGGCGGTCAGTCCTGAGATGGTTCGAGTCGCAGTCTCGATATGCGACTCGCGAATACTCCCCTCCGCCTCGAGTTGCCGACACAGGGAGTCACGCTCGGCAGCAACGGCAACCGCCCCCTCGCTCCATGTGTCTCGGAGCGCTTCAAGCCGCTCCACCTCGGCGCGCAGGGAGTCGCGCTCCATGGTCAACGCGTGTTCCCGCTCGAACCACGCCAAGCCGTCGCCGGTATGCTCGTCCTTGGCCTTGACGAGGGCAGCACGCAGGGAGTCGCGCTCGCGTTCCGCTGATGTCGCCGCATCTTCGACCTCGAGCACGTGCTCGCCTCTGGTCGCATAGTCGGCGTTCAGCCGCTCCACCTCCTTGCGTAGAGCGTCGCGCTCTCGAATCGCAGCAAGCTCCCTAGCGCAACTAGCTGCATGAGCATGGATCTCGCTCTGGATTTGCGAGCGCAGGGAGTCGCGTTGGCGCTCGAACGCGTCGCGCTTCTCGATCTCGTACCCGATCGCCGCTTGCAGGTCTGGAATACGCTCCACCTCCCTCCCCGCCGCCTCGAGTTGGTCGGCGAAGGCTGGCAGGTTGTTGCGGAAACGGGCGATGCCAAGCCCGTCGCCGTCGTAGTTGTTCGCTTCCTCGCCGAGGCAGGCGACCTCTACGCCGTCGTGGTCATCGGCGTTTCCGTACACCACGGCGATTTCCTCGTCGCAGGACCAAGGGGCCGGTGTCATCCTCGCATCGTCCTCGCGCGCCTCTGCAATCAACCGATGCGCCTCGGTGGGGTCGTAGTCGGCGGTCATGGTGCCTCCTTGGCCAGTAGGTCGCGCACCGCGGAGCGGCACGTCCTGCAAAGCGCGACTGCTGTACCCCCGCCGTGGCGTGGCCTCAAGCTCGGATCAGACCACCGAAGTGACAGACAGCGGACGGTGCCGTTATCGGTTCCGCAGGTATTGCACACCGTGAGACCTGGCCGATCGTCGATGGTGATTTGCGGTACAAGTGGGGCCTCGGTGGGGTCGTAGTCGGCGGTCATGGCGTCTGCTCCGCCTGCGCGCCGACGCAGCGCCGCAGCTCAACGCGCAGGCGCTCGTTTTCGCCGCGTGATTTGGCGACGTGGTACGAGGCGGCCCCGAGGTTGATGAGCGTTGTGACGAACGCCGCGATTACTGCATACAGCCAAAGACGCTGACGGCTCACATCCGCCTCGTAACCAGTGCAGCGCGCACCACGAAGGCCACAGCGACGACGATGAGAGCGAGGAGTAGACGCGGGACGAATGTAGCGATGCCGATGATCATGGGGTCCTTGTGTGGCGCTCCCCCGAGCGCCGGGGTTATGCGCTGCGCCACTCGCGCCCGTCTGCAATCGCAGTCAGGGCGTGGACGACGCGCGAGGTATCGAAATCGTGCAGTGCGTGCTCGAACGCGAGGTCTTTCAGCGCGGCGCGGAGCCAGGCCGCGTTAGTGCGCCGCTGAGAGACGGAGAGAGCGCGGCTCACCTCCGCACCTGCCGCGCCATCGGTGCATCTCCGCGCCGGTCAGCCTGACTCGCGACGACCACCGCCCAGACGCTACCGACGACGATCCACTCGAGCGGCAGCAGTGGCCCCGCGCTCGCGCCGACGATGACCGCGCAGCCAACTCGCGCGGCCCGCTCGCCCAGCGGCAGCTCGTAGACGACCCAGCGGAGCGCGACGAGCCAGACGGCTCCGAGCACCAACATCATGACGGCGGTCGTCATGGCCCACACCGTTCCGGATGGCGTGCTGACCGAATTTCCAGGACTTGCGCCCCTACCGGCCGGTCGCTACATCGGCGCGCGTGAGAAGTTTTCTGTGCTCGGGCTGCGTTACGCTCGAGGGCATGCCCAACCTGAGGATGATGTGCGTGGTGGCTGCGGTCGTGGCGTGCACGAGCGCCGACGACCGTCAGAGAATCGAGGCGCTCGAGATCAAGGTCGGCGCGCTCGAGAGGTACGCAACAAAGAACGAACCGCCTGTGACCCGGACCCGGACCAAGCAAGAGGCGTTCGATGAGCTGGTAGCGTCTCCGGTTATCAAAAACCTGTGGGACGCCGATCAGCAACAGACCTTCCGGTTGCTTAGAATCGAAGGGTTGCTTTCTGCGTTCTCCGACGGAGCGCGCGGATGGTGGTGCGACCCGGAAACACTCTGCGGTCGGACGCGGAAGGAGTGTGTCGAGCTCCTCGAGATGATCATGACAACCGACGGGTCCACTCTTCCGGCATCCCGATGCATCAAGGCGCGAACCGCATGGTGCAGATCGAGCCAGCAAATCGAATGCACGATGCGGAAGATAAAGGACTACAAGGAGTACGAGTGAGGCGGTCATGATGCCTCCCCGAACAGCGCGCCTACTGTCGTTTTCGCCGCCTTGGCCAGCTTGACGATGTCGCGCGGCATCCGATCGCCCGACTCCCAAGAGTAATACGTGCTGATCTTGGCCCCGGCCCGTCGAGCGACCTTCGGGGCGCTCAGTCCTGCTCGCTGGCGAGCTTCGCGTAGGCGCCATCCGAACGTTCCTGGCTCGGGGCCTCGCTTCCTGTGTGCAGCCATACACCTGTTCTACTTATTGTGGACGATATCGTCAACTCCATTCCACAGGAAGTGGATCAAGCTTTGTGATAACGAGACTTTCCGTGGCTGATCCAAGACATGACGGAGACAACCCAAAGGGGCCGGTGCGGGAGATGACTCCGGAGTGGAAGGCCCTGGTGCTGGCCGAATTAGAGAAGCGCGGCAAGGACATCCCGTGGCTCGCCGAACAGATCGGGATATCGAGGAGCGCCGGCTACAAGATGTTCGCGGTGGACAGCGAGGGGAATATGGTCCAGACGGGATCGGCGGACGTTCCGACCATCTGCGAACTCCTCGACTTGCCTCCGCCGCTCGTCGCTAACCCAGCCGTAACCGATACGAAAGATGGCCGAATCATGGAGCTTGTGCGCCATGCCGGGGACGACCTCAAGGATGGCGTAATAGCTTTTCTGTCAGCGGCTTTGAAGCGCTGACACAAACCTGATACAAGGGTCAGATGGCGATCGCTGCGAAATGCGGCGGGCTAGTAGTACCGGCCTGCGAACGTGATGAGAAGTTCGTGGAGCTGCTGGAGACGCTGGCAAAGGTTGATCCGGCCGCGTACGAGGCACTGATCACCCTGTTGTTGCGCGTAGTTCACGAAAAGTAGATTTTCGGCCTTGCGCGATCGGGCTAGTCCACTTAGAGTGGATTCATGCCCAGCCCAACTCCTCGCGTCTCGACGGCTCTTCTCGCCCGCCGCGCTGCGGCGCTCCTCGTCTACAACGACCTCCACACCTGCGACGGTGTCACGCCTACGGCATGGGCGGCGTGCGCGAGAGAGCTCGCGGACATCGCGGCCGAACTCGCCACCGAACTCGAGCTGACCAGCGCGTCGGCTGACGCGGTCGCATTCGTCGCGGACCGCGCGAAAGACGCCGGCCACGAAGCCGTGGCGTGCGCGCGCCGGCTCGACGCGGCCATCGCCCGCTACACCGGCATCCAGGCCACCGAGGGCCGCAGGGCGGTGTGCTCGTGAGCCACGCAGCGATCCATCGCGTCGTGGCGCGCGAGATCAAGCGCCGCCTACTGGCTCAGGCTCTGCGCGAGATTGACTCGTCTACCCACGCCGTCATCGGGCGCCGCCACCGAACCGTCTACTGCTACGGAGACGCGGCTCGCTGCCGGCAGTTCAGCTCCGGCATCGAGCGCGACGTCCTCCTTGTCGAGATGAGCGACAGGATGCGCGCTGCCGAATCGGCCGCCAAGGTCCACGCGTACGGAGGGCTGTCATGATCAACGCCCAGCTCATCGAGCACATCGCCTGCTTCGCCGCCGAGTTCGGCCACACGGAGCTCGAAGACATGTGCGACAGCGTCCTGGCAGGCGACTCGGACGAGGGGCTCGTCCTGGGCGTGCTCGCTGCGGCTCGCCAGGAAGACGTCACCGACTTCGACGACCTACCGACGTACGTCGACTACCGTCCGTGGACGTCGAGGAGCCGGACGACGACGATCAAGCTGCCGTACGTGAACCTCGAGGACGAAGCGACCGCATGGGTCGCTGAGTACCGCGCGGCGAGGGGCGCGTGATGGTGACGAACGAGCAGATCGAAGCCCTCGAACTCGAGATCAACGGCACCGACATGCCGCTCACGTACCAGTGCCGCATCGCTCGCGGGGCGATCGGTTACCGCGCATCTGACGCCGCGGTGGCGGTGGCGCGCGAGAAGGTCGCCGCCGCCATCAACGCCCGCCGTGGCGGAGGGAGGTAGCCATGGGTACCGTGACTCTCGAGATACCGTTCGATCTCGTCGACACCGTGATCGGCGCGCTATACCGGTCGGCTGACGTATATCGCGCCGACAAGGCCAACGACGCTGAGAGCATCGCTGTATTGGTGGCCGACGCTGACCGGCTTGAAGCGATGGCCGAGAAACTGGAAGACGACGCTTGCCGTGCCAAGGGAGTAAAGAGCTGCGCTGGACCGCTGCAGAATGGATGGCCATGCAACGGAACGCAGGGAAGTTGCCCAACCCATGACCGTGCCAAGGAAGGGAGGTAGTCGTGGGCAAGCGCAAGGTACGCGTAGAACAACCGAAGCCCGGCAGGCTGTACTCTCTGACGCAGCGACAGGCCCGGTGGCTCAGTGACGCACGTGACACCGAAGGTGGAGCGTACGTTGGCCTGGTCGCTGATTCGGAGCCCGGCGAACTCGTCGAGGGTGGAGCGGCGACATATCGAGAGGTCCGCCAGAGCAGCGGCACCCGGAGCGTGCACGACTCGCGTCCATGCGAGTGGACCGACATGTACATCGTGCCGACCGAGTACGGGCTCGAGTTGCTCCGCCTCCGCCGTGAGCGGGGAGAGGAGTAGGGCGATGCCACGTCCAGCATCCAAGGCGTTCCTCCGAGCGCTCGCCAGGTCAGCGCCCAACAACCGAGGCCGGTCGACCACCGGTGGGCCAGCGGTCCCGTACTATCCCGAATCCGACGCACGCGAGGCCGCGAAGCATCTGCGACTGACGGCCGCACGCTTCCTCGCAGAACGAGTAACACCCGGCGACCTGGACGAGGCCTGTGACCTGTGGCGCGCCGCTCGCGTTAAGAAAGCCCGCTGATGTACCGCCTCACCCTCCTCTGGCTCGCAATCACCATCGCGGCCTATCTCGTCGGCCGTTACCGCCGAGCCCACAAACGGCCGCATGCCGGAGACGTCTGATGCCGCGCAATCCACCACGCTCCATCTCCATCAGCGGCGCAACCTACGCCCGCCTCGCGGCGTACTGCCGCAAACACCAGATCTCCATGCCCCAGCTGATCGAGGCCCTCACGGCCGACATCCCGGAACACCCATGATCCTGACCGACAACAACACACTGATCGGCCTCCGGCTCGACCCCCGTCGCCCGGCGCTCCCCGACATCGGCGCCGAAGCCGATCTCGAGGTCGAGCGCCAGGCCCATGAGGTCACGGCTCGGCTACTCGAGCAAGCCCGGCAAGACCTCGCCGACCTGCAGCACGAACTGCAGGCGGCACATCAGCTGGCCTCCGATCTCACCCAGCAGCACGCTCTCGACCGCGCGGAGTTCACGCGCATGCGCGCGCTACTGTCGGACGCCAACGAGGCGATCCGCCAGACCGTCGCCGACCAGCTCGCCCTACTCGACAGATGGGCGGACGACGGCGAGTACGTCGTCGAGGTGTACTCGTGACTGACCTCGACCGCGAGCGCCACGAGGCACGAAAGCTCACGACCGATCAGGTCGTCGAGCTGCGTCGCGCCCTCGACAAGGCGACAGCGTCAAACAGGGAGCGTGACGTCTACATCTCTGAACTGCAGGCTGTAATCGCCCACCGCGATCGACAGATCGCCGACCTCGAAGACGTGCTGATGCGGATGATGCAAACGGAAGCCGCCGCAGCGCCGCGTCGGGTGAACGACGAGCCAACGGCAAAGCACCGACGGAGGGCGGCATGACCACCATCACCGCCATCATCGCCGCCTCCGTCCGCGCTGCCCTCGAGCAAGTCGCACCGTCGTGCAACGTCGACCTCGTATCGCGCGCTGCCGCCGCCAACGCCGCACAGGCGTTGCGCGGCGATCCGGTGCCCGCTTGGGTTGAGATGGTCCGCGCCATCGGCGTGTCGGATGTCAGCGTCGCGGTCCGACCGGGCGGCCACTACAACGCGAGGCTGGTGTGCTCGTCGGTCAGCGCGGCGACCGACGTCGCGGTCATGCTGGGGCTCGGGGCGCCGACGCTCGTGAACAACGGTGAGCGTCAGTGGCATGTGTCGGAGGGTGGAGACTGGGAAACCGGTGACTACGTCTGTGTGCTGGGGCCGTCGGAAGTCATGTGCGGGTGCGGACGGAGGGTGGCGTGATGGAGAGGCTCAGCGAGGAAATGCTCGACACAATTGAGCATGTCACGCGCGGCGGGCTCGGCGCCACGGTGCACTCCACCAGGGCGATGGTAGCCGAGATCCGCGTCCACCGCGACACGATGAAACGACTCGAGGAGTGGGCGGTGGAGATGTCGGAGTGGGACATAGGCGGATGCTTGATCAACTCGGAATCTGTGATCCGAGAACTGCGCAAGCGCATGAAGGGAGTCGTGTGATGGCTCGATGCGAACTCACCGACGAACAGCTGCGCTTCGGCGCTCACGAGGACTTGCAGGGGTTCTGCGGCGAGATGGCGGAGGAGCTACTCGCTCACCGCTCCGCCATCGCCGCTGACAAGGAGCGGGTGCGTCACGTCGTAACAGATGCCGCATGGGCCGTGCTCGACCACCCGGAATTCAAGGAACTGCGCTCTTTCGATGTCGCAGCGGAAATCGCTACCCGCGCCGCGGAGCAGTTGGCCACGTCAGTACCTCCATCTGAGTCAGACCGCGCTGCGCTCACATGGCTCCGCGGGCTGATGGGGTCGATCGCCTACCGCGTCGAGCCGATGCGACTCGTAGCGCTAGCGCTCATCGACCGCCTCCTCGCTGGCACGCCCGCACTCACGCTCAACGACGACGAAGTCCGCCAGCTCCAGCACCACATCCTCGACTACCGCGCGACGTCCGCGTACAGCTGCGAGATCATCGAGCGACTGATCGCCGCTCACCGGAGGACGCCATGACGTTCATCGGATTCGTCATCGGCCTGATCATCGGCCTCGCGATCCGCTCGCTGCGACACCGCTACGCCCGCCGCCAGATGTTCCGGCGTATCGACGCCGAGGCGCGAGAGCGCCAGAGACTCAACACGGAATGGCTCAAGCACAAGCACAAGATGAGGAACAACAAATGAGCTACGTACACGACATCGCCAGACAGAAGAGGATCCCCGTTGTAGACGCAACCGCTCCGATCATCATCGGCGTCGCGGTTGACGACATCAAGAAGGCCAAGGCCAAGAACAGCAAGTGCTGCGCGTTCGCGCGAGCGGCCCAACATGAGCCCGGCGTAGTTGCCGCGTACTTCTTCCGCTCGATGGCCTTCCTCGAGTATCCGGATCGCATGGTCCGGTACGCGCTCCCCGCAGACGCGCGCACGGAGATCGTCTCGTTCGATCGCGCTGGGGTGATGGCGCCTGGCGAGTACCGGCTCGCTCCGATTCCGAAGTCACAGAAGCTCGAATCGTTGCGCCAGTACGACCGTAAGAAGCGTCGCTCGAAGTCGAAGACCGCCGCGAAGCGCAGCACGCCGCTCATCGAGCATGCTGGTCTGGTGCGCGCCGACAGTGGTGTCCCGCCGACCCCGGGCGCGCCGCAGATCGCTCGGCGCGTGCGCACCGAGCCCAAGTACATGCGTGACCTCAGTGAGCCCAAGTGGTAGACGGCTATTCCGCTGGTCAGCCGCTGACCAGCACCTGCCCCTGATAGCTCATCTCCGTCGGGTTGGGCACGACATGACGGAGAGGCCTGTGCGATTCAGGCAGGGGCACCGAGACGAGACAGACGAAGGAAACGAAAATGTTCACCACAATCAAGCATGGACATTGTCCGTACAGGAAGCCGTCTCCGACATACCGGTCATGGTATGCGATGAAGACTAGATGCGTTAATCCAAACGCCTTGCGATACAAGGACTACGGAGGACGAGGAATCCTGCTATGCAGGGATTGGCTCATTTTCGAGAACTTCCTCGCCGACATGGGGGCTAGACCGGCCGGCAAGACGCTTGACCGCATTGACAACAACGGAAACTACGAGCCGGGCAATTGCCGATGGGCGACACATGGACAGCAAGCAAGGAAAACAAGAAGCACTAAGCTTTCGTCATTGGACGTGATCCTCATGCGTCAGATGTGGATCCGTGCTGCGGATCGCAGTGGACAGAAGTCCGGAATCGCGAATGCGTTCGGAGTTAGAATTGATACATGCAGAGCTGTCGCATCCAAGCGCAGCGGTGCGAACGCGATTGACACACTTATCTTGGAGTTGTCGGGTGAGTAATTTGTACACACCCTCGAGACTCCGCGTGATCCGCAGCTGTCTGCGGCAACATCACTACCGGTATAACCTCGGGCTGCAGCTCGACGCGAACGACCGCATGCGCTTTGGCACGGTCGGACACAAGGCCCTTGAGGCTTGGTATCGAGCGTGGATGGATGGTTACACTACTGCCCGTCTCGACGCCGCGCTCGACGCTATCACCGGACTATCCCACGTCGACACCATCAAGCTACGCGTTCTCGCCACGGCGTACCATCACCGGTGGGGCGCTGAGGACTGGGAAGTGCTGGCCGTCGAGGTCGAGTTCCGGTTCATGCTCGGCGACCGCCTCATCGGCGGCAAGATCGACGCAATCATCCGTGACCGCAAGGACGGACGCGTCTGGGTAATCGAGCACAAGACGACCGGCTCCGACACCTCGATTGGCGGCGTGTATTGGGAGCGCTTGACACTCGACTCGCAGGTGAGCATCTACATCGATGGCGCGGCAATCCTCGGCTACCAGGTCAGCGGCTGCATCTACGACGTGCTCAAGCGGCCGGCGCATGAGGTGTTGCAGGCGACGCCCGCCGAGAGTCGCAAGTACACCCAGGGCAAGGGATGCAAGGCTTGCGGCGGAAGCGCCGGTGGCAAGGTCGGCATCCTCCGCGGCCGTGGGCACGCGATCACGCAGATGCCCGATGGCACGCAGCACTGTCCGAACTGCCACGAGTGCGGAGGCACCGGCTGGAAAGAGGAGCCGAAGCTCTACGCGAACCAGCGCCCTGAAGACGAGACGCCAGGCGAGTTCGAGACACGGCTGATCGAGGCGATCGCCGAGAACCCCGACTCGTTCCTGCAACGCGGCACGGTCGTGCGCCTCGAGCACGAGCTACCAGCGATGCGTCAGGACGTCTGCGACGACATCGACCGCGTTGAGACCGGGCTGATTCCGAGAAACCCCGACGCATGCGTCCGCGGTGGCGAGATGTGCGGCTACTGGGGGCTCTGCAACGGCACGGTCTCCGCTGACACCTTCACCAGCGGCCCAGCTCATCCCGAGCTCGACGCCGCGACCTGACCTAGAGCGAGAGAGGCTCAACGACAATGGCAACTCCCACACCCAGACCCGTCGGCTCAGCGCCGACACCCACTCCGATCCGGCCAGCTGCTACGCCGGCCAAGCCGAAGGCATCACGGCTTGGCGCCGTGCAACGCGGCCGGCTCCGTGTGCCACTACGGCATCTGTTCTACGGACCGGAGGGCATCGGCAAATCCAGCCTCGCGGCGGATGCGCCCGCTCCGATCTTCTTCGACATCGAGGGCGGCTCTCCGGAACTGGACGTGGCGCGCTACCCGTTCCGCGACGGAGATGGCGGTCACGTACCGGCCAACTATGACGAGGTTCTCGCCGGCATCGACGACCTGATGAGCGCACAGCACGAGTATCAGACGCTCGTGGTCGACACCATCGACTCTCTCGAAGCACTCATCCATATACACGTCTGCAAGGCCGCATCGAAGGCCAACATCGAAGCGTTCGGCTACGGCAAGGGCTACAAGGTCGCGCTGACCGCGGTACGCGAGCTGCTCAACCGACTCGACGCCCTCAGGTCGCGCGGCATGTCGATCGTCCTGATTGGACACAGCTGGGTGAAGACGTTCAAAAACCCCGAGGGCGAGGACTTCGACCGCTATCAGCTGTGCATGCACGACCTCGCCGCAGCGCAGGTCAAGGACTGGTGTGACGTCGTCGGATTCATGCGGTTCGACGGCGGGGCATCAAAGCTCCAAGGGGACGCAGCGCAAGCTCCGCGCGCTCGTGGCTGGTCGAGCGGACGTCGCCTGATCCACCTGGCCCGCGAGGCTGCGTGGGACGCCAAGTCCCGGCTGTCCCTGCCGGCCGAAGTCGAGCTGGCCGTGGCGTCCCCGTGGGCACCGTTCGCGGAGGCTCGCGACGTGGCCCGCGACGCGACGGTCGAGTCGCTCATCTCGGCTGTGCTCGCGGAGGTCGACCGGATCACCGCTGGAGATCGCTCGGTCGGGTTCGTCACGGCCGCCGGTCGCGCCACTTCGTTCTCTGAAGTCAACGCCATCATCGCCAAGGGAGACGTCGGGTCGCTGACTCGAGTGCTCGCTGGCCTCAAGGCAACCTCACCCGTCACTGCCACACAGGAGACCGCAAATGCTACCTGAAATCAAAGCCCGCTACTACGCCAAGGCCGTTGGCTGCTACTTCGGTCGCGCCGGATCCGACGGCGACGGCAACGTCCAGGTCTTCATCCCATTCGAGATCATTGACGGTGAATTTCATGGTGAACGCATCACCTACGCCGGAACGTTCGGCGAAGGCAAGAGCACCGGATTCACGCTAGACGCCCTCAAGAACTGCGGCTGGTACGGCGATGACCTGTCCGAGCTGGATGAATTGGACCAGGCCGCCGCCGAGCGCCTACTGCCATCGATCGTCGAGCTGTCCTGCGACATGGACACCTACAACGACGAGACTCGACTCAAGGTGAAGTGGGTCAACAAGCCCGGCGGACAGCGCATGACGAAGCACGCTCTCGGCGGCGCCGACCTCAAGGCCTTCGCGGCTCAGATGCGCGGCACGATCCGCAGCATGGGCGGAGCGGCACGCGCCGCGGCTCCGAGGCAGACGACCACGCCGAGCCGGCCGACGACTCCGCCGCATCCGAACGCGCCGGGCGTGGACAAAGACATACCTTTTTGACCGTTCCCCTGCTCACACGGCGTCGCAGGGCGCCTTCCCTCCCTTCAGCGCTCGCAGCCGTGCGAGCAGGACTTTCTATGACCATCTCCATCCAGACCAACCTTCTCGCCGCGGTCGCCAAGTGGGCGTATCCAGACACGGACAAGCCGCACCTGTCGATGGTGCTGTTCACCCTTGGCGAATACGTCGCCTGCGATGGCCATCGCCTCGTGCGTGTTCCGCTCGACTACAGCGGCCCGTCGTTCGGCGTCGACCGTTCGCATCTGCTTGCGGCAGTGGCGGCGCAGCGTGAGATGAGCGTCGCTATCAAGGAGATCCAGATCGCCGCTGACGACGCTAAGGTCGTGCTGACAGTCGCCCCGCCTAGCGTCATCCTGACCGTGCCCAAGCGCGACGCATCGGCCTATCCACCTTACGAGCAGGTGATGCCCCAGGGCAAGCCCGACAAGCTGCCTGAGCGGTATGGTTTCAATCCGCGATACCTGGACGCCATCCACGAGGTCGACCAAGCATCGCGACCCGGCAGCACAAACGGTGTGCGGATTGCCGCTTGGGGCGGTTCGTTGGACTCGATGATGTTCACGAACACCGACGGGATTCGCTTCGTCGTGATGCCGGTGCGGGTATGAGTGACATCAGTATCAGCGAACTCTCAGCGCTTGAGCAGGCGATGACGCCTGGCAAGTGGTTACGCGGAGAGTGGTACTTCGCCACACGTCCGGATGGATCGCTCGCAACTGATCAGCCCAAAGCGATTCGCGAAGCCACCGGGATGACAGGACACATCGTGTCATCGGTCCAGCAGGACGCTAGCGTAATCACTGGATGTGGTTGCTGCGGATCGCCCGACGCGAGCGACGCCGACGCTACCGGCATCTGCGCCGCCCGCAACGCCATGCCGGTGCTCCTCGAGATCGCAAAAGCGGCGCTGGCGTGGGCGTGGGCGACTGCCGCTCACGAAGTCGCGTTGCGGAATGAGCACGCCGCGCAGGTCGCGTACCACGCCAACCGCGACCCCGATGGGATGTTTGAACGCAAGCGCGCTTGGTTGACCAAAGCATCGACTCGACTAGTCGTGCCGTCGCCTACGTCAACCACAGAGAAAGCGAACTGCGTATCGCCAGTGGGAAGGTGAAGCCGTGATCGACCTCGACGAGCTAGAGCGCAAGGCGACAGCGGCAGTCACGGCGCACGCCGAGTTCATCTCGACGCACGCCGAGTTCGTCTCGAACAGCAACGGATTGCCGCCTGCTAGGAGCGTCGAGCGATGGATTGACGCGCTCACCGAGCACCGGTACGCGAACAACCCCAACGTCACCATCAAGCTCGTCGCCCGAATCCGCGAGCTAGAGAACGCGCTCGGCGTGGCCGAAGGCTCGCTGCGCGACCGGAGTCCAGAGTTGGCCAACGATCTTGAGGCGATCCTCGAGAAAGGTATCCCATGAAGCCCGAACCCAAGCTTCTCAGCCCCGAGGAACTGTCTGGCATTCGCCGCCGAGTCGACCAGCGCTCGGCCACATGTAACTGGGCGGTGGCGGACGATCTCCTCGGCCACATCTCCGCAATGTGCGAGGACATGCGGCTGTACATGGACCGTCTCGACGTCGCCACCGGCCTGAACATCAGCGACCGCCAGCGCTTCGAGGCCACCAACGACCGCCTCAAAGCCGACCTCCGCGAGGCCACCGACACGCTCGCCACCGCACGTCGGCAGCTCGCCCAGTACCGCCGCGACTTCCAGTCCATGTCCGACCGAGCCGCCGACCTCGCACGCCAGCTGACCGCGACAGAGCGCCGCCACGACACGACGATGATCCGGCTGCGGGCGCTGACAGCCGCGGCTGCAGACCTGCTGACCTGCAGGGAGATCGACGTTGCGGCTGATGAGGCTGCGAAGCTGGCCGATGCGGTCGAAGCTGCGATTGATGGGGTGCCGTCGTGACCGTCGAACCCGCCGAGCGCCAGATGCTCCCGCACCATGTCGTCGTGGCCTGGATGGCCAGTTGGTACACGGCCGTCGGCCGCGCTGACTGGGCCGCTGGATACATCGGGCAGCTAACCACGTACGCCGCTACTGGCGCGAAGCAAGGAGAGAGCTGATGGGGACCTGCCGCCACAAGATGATCGAGCCTGATTCCTACGACGATCGGTTCCGCGGCTGCGTCGTCGAGCGCTGGCGATGTCGCCGGTGCAAGGAGACCGTGGGGATGGGGCCAGCCGCAGACACATACAACTCGTACGACGAGCTGCGCGCCGCTGAACTGGCCGTCCACTCGATCGAGGCATGGCTGGGCGGTTGTCCGGGTTCGGCCATGACAGCGGAGCGCTGGGGGTGGGAGGACTTCGAGCGGGTCGATGAAGATGACTCCGCTCTCATGTCGTCACATTGGTACTCCGGTTGGCTGGCTCGGGCGATCGTGGAGCACGATGATCTGGCCGACGAGCTCAAGCTCGTGCACGCGAACCCCGACGACCGCATCATCCGCGCCGGCGCACCCGAGGTCATCGGTCTGACACCGCGGCAGGTACGCGAGCGGCAGGCGGAGGCGGATCGCGTGGAGGATCATCTGCGCGCCGCCATCGCCGCCACCGAGCACGCCTCCGACGACAACACCCGCCACGACGTCGCAGCTAGCGTGGCGCGGCATGCGGACCTTGGAGGTGAATCATGACGCTCGCCGAGAAACGCCAGGTGATCGAGGTGCTCATGTGCGTGAGCGATGCGCGGAATTTGACGTACGTCGATGACCTGATCGGACAGAGAACCGGTGAGCCGCTGCGTGTTGCCCTCGAACTGCGCCATGCCGTGCTCTGCGATTCTGTCGACCCGTACGGCTACGGGGAGTCTTGCGTCGAAGCCGCGTACCGCCTGATCGAGTCACACCCGGCGCTGCGCGCGGAGTGGTTCACGTGACCGCCCTCGACCGCCTCCGCTACCGCCTCGGCCCTGAGAGCACCGTACCGCGAGCGTTCGTCGACCTCGAGACGATTCGCGCGATGCTCAAGCTGCAGCGGGCAGTGCGGGCGTACGTGGACAGTCGTGCGGGCGACAGCGAGCGTGATTTCGACGTCATGCATCAGACGCTCGTGGATCTGGAGACGTTGCCATGACCGACCGCGCCATAGTCGCCGTACGCATCGCCGACCTCACGATCGTCATCGAGGACCTCGACACGATGTGCCTGCAGCACACCGGACTCAACGATCAGATCGGCCAGGAAGCCGAGATCAAACTGTCGGCCACGCTCGACGAGCGCCGCCGGCTGATCGATGAGTACCGAAGGATGAAACCATGACCATCCGCCTCCGCCTCTGGCTCACCACGCATGATGTCGCCGAGCGTCTGCACCTGCCACGCGCTGTGTGCATGTGGCTGCTGCTCCGAGCTGCGGCGGCAACACAGTACGAGGTCGAGCCCATGCCGCCGGAAAGCGATCGGCCCCTATGACCCGAACCCGCGACATCATCCAGCGCCCGCCCGGAACCGCCGACACCGACGAGATGCAGGTCGTCATCGTGCGTGTCTCCGACGGTGTGCAACGCATCGACCGCCCCGGCTGGAAGCCCTGCAACACGTGGAAAGACGAGTTCTGGTGGACCGATGGCAACGCCGGATGCGACTGCAACCGGCGGATGTTCTTTGCTCGCGCCGTTGAGCCGAACGAGCCCGAGCCTGCGTGCGGCGAAAACGAGTGCGGCAACACGGAGTTCTACGTCATCCTGCGATCGCCGGTGGCGGCGTCATGACCCGCCGCTACGTCGTCCGCCCCGACCATCACATCGGCCTCGCCCTCAACGGCAAGCCGGACCACGCCGTCTACGACACCGAGCGCGACGACGAGTGGCCGATCGCCGTGTTCGCCAGGCGGAGCGACGCCCGGGACTGGGCGAAGGAGAAGAACAAGCCATGACCTCCACAGCCACCGGCATTGCCGGCATCCTCGCCGACCCATCCAACGCTAGCCTCAAGCGGATCGCTTGGGCCTATGGCTGCGCGCGCAAGGGCAGCGACGAGGAGGCGAAGCTGCTGGCGGTGTTGCTGGAGAGGGCGAAGGCGACGTGACCCGTCCGCACATCGTCTACCTCACCGCCGCAGACATCGCCGCGCGTCTCGGATGTTCGCGTGCGACCGCGTACCGCGTGGCCCGCTCGTGTGTTCACGTGCGCGTCGGCAGCCTGTTGCGGGTCCCCGAGGAGGCGCTTGCTCGATATCTCGCATCCAGAACAGAGGCACCGTGGGAAGAATCTATCAACGCAAGCCAGGCGGCACGTGGCACGGCTACTGGACTGACATCCGAGGCCGTGCTCGGCGGCAGTCGCTCCGCACGCGCGATCAGCAAGTCGCTCGCGCCAAGCTCCGCAAGCTCGAACTGGGATCGGCCGATCCGGCCACGCATTCGCACCACACGCTGAGGGATGCGATCGGCAACATGCTCGCGGTAGTGGCCATCGAGCGCGCCGCAGCCACCGCAACAGCGTACGCCCAAAAGGGGCATCACCTCACCCGGCTGATCGGCGGCGACACCGAGGTCGGCACGCTCACCCGCGATGCCGTGATGCGCTACATCGCGACACGCCAGAGCGAAACCGCCGCCAACGGCACCATCCACAAGGAGCTGGTGGTGCTGCGTCGGGCGCTTGCCGAAGCCCGCAAGCGTGGTCTGTGGTCTGGGTCGATCGAGGACATGGTGCCCAAGGTTCGCGTGGTCTACCGGCCTAAGGAGGTCTGGCTCGACGAGCATCAGGCCGAGCGCTTCCTCGCGAAGATCGCCGTTCGCCGCCGCCTGTGGGTGATGCTTGCGATGTTCGGCGGTCTGTCGCTCGGCGAGGTCGAGCGCATCAGGTGGGAGCATATCGACTTTGGACGGGCCAAGATGCGCGTCCCAGGTACCAAGCGCACATCGCGGTGGCGTATCGTACCGATCGCGCCCCGCCTACTCGAAGCCCTGGCCGCGGGGGCGCCGAAGCGCTTGCTCGGGCCGATCGTCACTCGATGGCGCAACGTCCGCCGCGATCTGGCGCGTGCAGCCGATCTCGCCAAGGTCCCCAGGGTGACGCCCAACGACTTGCGCCGGACGTTCGCCAGTTGGCTCAAGAACCAGAAGACGGACAGCGCCGTGGTGGCACGCCTGCTCGGCCACACGAGCACCAAGATGGTCGATCTCGTCTACGGTCGCCTGTCCGAGGACACGCTCGCCGAAGCCGTGAGCCGATTGCCCGGCGGGAAGCCGTGTGCAGCCCGTGTGCAAGACGACCGTGGATCACGAGATACCAATGAGACGAATGACGCTCCGACAGCGACCGAAACTCGTCGCAAGATATCGAAACGATAGTGCCCAGGGTCGGAATTGAACCAACGACACGCGGATTTTCAGTCCGCGTGGAACCGTGGAACTGCGCACAGATGGGTCGATCTCGTGCAACCGGTGTGCCGCGCCCGCTGACCTCAGTATTTCTGCCGCCCCGTCGGCACAGAAGCTACAACTACAGGAGACCCGATGAACTGCCCCCACTGCCAGAGCGCTGACATCCGACCGAGCGCGAACGACCTCTACAACTGCCACGGGTGCGGCGTAACGATCGGGAACTACTTCCCCGAGGACTCGCCGCCGACCGACGTGATCGCCATCGCCGAGTCCTACCGCCAGCGCATGGGGCTGCGGCCGTGGGCAGAGTACGCCGCGCTGTCGCCTGCGCCGCCGCGCCGTACCGGCCGGACAATGCGCGGGCTACTCGAAGCGCTCGCGCAATGCCAGTTGATGGGAGGCGTTACGCTCTACATCGACGGCGGGCCGTCGGTTTTGAGTAGTTACTGCCGTGACATGGCTTCCGACGTCCGCGATCATCTCGGTCTCAAGCAGAAGATCGTTCTATATCGGAACGGCATCGAGCGTGGGAAGGTCTGCGTGGTCTACACGGACCATGTGGCGAACGACAGCGACGCATCGACTTGGCAGGTACGTAATCGGCCCGACTTCCAGCGCGAGCACCTCGGGACGTGGGTGCCGTTTGTGGAGCCTACAGCCCGGAATCCCAAGCGCTACCAGCCGGTGCAGGTCGACCGCGAGGCGCTGCGGCAAAGCGACGCGTTCGTGGCGCAGCTGCGCGAGAAGACCGAGGCCGCGGTCGACACGATGCTGAAGCGATGCGACGATCAGGCTCGCGAACTGTTTCGCACCATGGAGCCGATTCCATCGTCGTTACTGGCGGAGTGTGACCTACTCAAACGCGAGGCTTACGAAGTGTTCGGCGTTTCCCGCGCCGAAGCGATGCTCAAGGCACCGATGCCGCCTCCGGCCCAGATGATCCCCTTCACCGACGACCGCATCACCGAGAGCCAGGCGACAGAATACGGGCAACGGCTGCGCAAGCTGATGGACGAGATGGGGCCGCCCCTGTCCAGACTCCGCTGCCAGGGCATCCGCGACGGAGCGCAGTGCTCGGCGACCACGCCGGTCGATGGCGTGATCCGGCATCCGTGGAGATGCGCGGCGTGCGCGGTGCCGGCTGACCCGCTCGACGTAGTCATCGACGGCGAGGTGTTAAAGGCGCTGATTTTTCGCGATGAGGTCTGTCGTCGAGAGGGATGCGATTCGTGGTTTCCGCGCATGTCTTCAGAATTCACTCCGGCCCAGCGTGCCGCGGTGTCGGCTCACTGGTCGGCGCAACTCCGCGCTCGCGTAGCCGAGACGGCCAAGCCAAAGCTGACCGTGATGGTACAGGTGGACGATGACTGATCACCGATAACGCTCCGGCCGCCTCGCCCACCACGCCGCTGCGCCCCGCAGGCACGCCCCGGCGAGCTCGTCGGCGACCCGCGGATCGGCCGACAGCCCGGCCACCTTCCGGCGCGCCATCCCCGCGGTCCGCTCGTCCGTCGGCCAGCTGTCTCGGACCCGGAACTCCGGCCGGCGCGCAACCCGCTCAGCCCAGCATTCGCCGAGCACGCGAGCCTGGCCTCGACCGCTGGCGATGGCCCGGCCGAGGCACCCGTCGCAGAGCGCGGCAGGCCGACAGGCGGGTGAGGCGTCGAGGCAGGCCACGGGCGGAGCGTAGCGCGAGCGACGACCCTTGACTGTGGCTACAGTTGTGGCTACAGTCTGGACATGAATAGCCCGCCCGTCTGGCAGCACATCATCGCCTGGTCAGTCGTGATCCTGATCGCCGCGTTCACGCTCATCATGATCATGACCGACGGCCATCCCTTCCAGGCAATCGCGAAGGTTCTCCGCCGCACCACGCCGGCCATCCCGCAGGCCCGTCTGGTTCGCCGCGGAACGGCGGTGCGGTCGTGAATACGAACATCGAGACCCACTACACCGTGATCGACCGCGACACCGGCGAGCGGTACTCGACCACCAGCTCAACGAGCCGCGACAAGACCGAGCGCGAGCGCAACCGGATCGCGCTCCGCGACGGCAAGCTCGTATGCCTCGGCATCGGTCGCATCGACCCCGACGGGTCGATTGTCGACGTGACCGACGACGTCGAGGCGGTGCGGTCGTGATGACCGGCGGAAGTCCATGACCCGCCGCCGCAACCCCATCGCCGGTCTCGCCCAGCCCCGCGCGGCCAAGCCGCGGACGGTGACGAAGCGGGTGCGTATCACCGCCGAAGAGCTCGCCGACCAGCTCGCTCTCGCCGACAAGCAGGGGCAGACCTGGAGCGACCTCGCGCGTGAGGCGCTCGGGCTAGCCGTTGCGAGAGGGTCGACGCGATAACCTGTTCGATCCGGACGCCGCCGAGCGTCCAAAGGGAACCCATGAAGAACGAGAGCGAGCGAGAAATTCACGACAACGGCCGCGTAGAGTGCGGCGACATCATGCGGCGCTACAGCGACGGCACCCCGAGCCGGCGCCTATGCGGAGAGTGCGCGACGGCGTATCCGGAGCGCGACGGGTGCGGCGAGGTCCTGGAACGCCACGAGTAACTACGGTCGCTCCGCCCACAGCTGTGACCTCAGCGCCTCGAGTCCGCCGGGCAGCGTCAGCGCGCTGATGTCGTACGTCACTGCACCGCCGCCCGGGATCAGCCGCGGATACCCGGCCGGCCCGCTCGGCGCCTCGGTGCCCTGGTACTGCCAGCTGAGCAGGTGTGCGAGGTCGGTCCCCGTGCGCGCCAGGAACTGCGCCGTGGTCTCTCGCAGTCCGTGGAGCTCGCTGGCGTACAGCGCGACCGACGACCGGCCGCATCCGTACCTGCCGTGCGCACCGATCGCGCGCAGCAACTCGCCACCGTACAGCGTGGCGGTCCGCCCGCTGAGCTGCTGGTAGCGCTCGGCGAACGCGCCGATGCAGCCCTCCACGCGGGATTTGGTGAGCGCGACCGTCTGCCCGCCGCGCTCGGCGTCGACCATGGCCCATAGGGTGCCGATCTGCTCGCCGCCGATCCTCTCCATGAGCCCCCAGAACCAATCGGCTTGGCGGGTGCCGTCGGAGCCGAAATCCAGGTAGTGGTAGAAGCCGTCAAGCAAGTCGACTCCGTAGCGCGGTGAGCGCACGAACGGCTGCCGCTGTTGATACGCCCAGCCCGCGTACTCGTAGTGTAGCCCCTGCGAGAGCTTGAACACCGCGCCGACGAAGGGATGGCCAGCGGCGATATACGCAGTCCAGTCGACGGGCTTGTCGCGGGGGTACACATCTACGATCACCGGTGAGATCACGTAATCTCCGTTCGCTGCGGCAGGCAGTCACAGGTCAGGAACTTCGCTGCCTGATGCGGGTGCAGCGTCACCGTCGACCACCCGGCACGAGCCAGCGCATCACGCGCGGCTGGTGAGTCGATCGCATCCCAGACCTCGATCTCCCATGGCCCGGTTCGACGCCACCCGAGGCTTACCGGGAATCGGGGTCGCCATCCTACGAACAACGACTCGAGGAACGCGTCGACCTTCTGATGCGCAATCGACAAGTCGTCGACCGCACACTCGAGCTCAAGGGCCAGGGAGCCGACGCGAACCATGGCCGCCTACAGGACCTCGCCGGTCGGCAGCCTCACCGCGCTGACGCCCAACTCGCTCTTGACCTCGATCAGCACCGAGCGCCAGTCGGGCGCCGGTCCGGCGGCGTGGGCGATCGACGTGCGCGCCGTCGGCTGGCCGAGTACCACGTTCAACGCCACGGCGACCGCGCAGCTCCAAGCCTTGGAGCCCAGCGCGCGGAGGTCGGTCTTGATGGCCGCGGTGTCGACCGTGCGGCCGTCACCGGCGACCTTGCCGGCGAGGTACGCCTGCGCCGCGTTGCCCAGCGACTTGGCTACATCGACGATCGCCGCCGAGCTGCAGTCGAGTTCGGCCGTCACCACCTGCCCGGCAACCGGGCGAACCGTGGCGCATCCGCTGGAGATGCCGACCGCGGCGAAGCCGACGAGCGTGCCGACCAGAATCGAGCCGAGGGCCAACGTGGCGAGCGCCCCGACGTTGACCTTGCCGGCTTGAGGGTCGCGGGTCGTGACGGTCGTAGTCGCAATAGTGGTACCCGGATCGATGGGGCCTGGGGTGCGCGTGCTGAGCACGCTCAGCGCGGCGTTGATGACCGCAAGCGCCTTGTCGTCGACCGTGGTCGAGGTCCGCGGCGCGAGGAACGCCAGGAACGTGCGGACCGCGGACAGGCCGGCGATCACGCCAAGCAGGACGATCGTCCAGTCGACGCCCGGAACCGGCGGCAGCGGCGGAGCATCCGCGGCATGCGCGACGGTGATATGCACGAGTGCGAACAACAGATAGACCGCGGCAGCCGCGGCAAGAAACAACACAGCCCGAGGAACGCGAGAGAAAGTCATGGTTGGTATCCTTTGATCAGTGACGACCGCAATTGACGTAGGTCCTGTCGCAACTCCTCGACGGTCGTCTTGAGGTGCTGCATTTCGATGGTGGTCTCGCCCTCGTGCTCGACGCGCACGAGGATCCGATCAGCGACGTACAGAAAGACGGTGAGCGCCGCGGCGAGTAGGCCGCGAGCAATCCATTTGGCATTCGAGGCGTCGCGCTTGAGATCGTGGACAGTCGTGCGCAACTCGGTCATCCCGGCGTTGTTCTGCGCTTCAGCTGACCGCTCTCGGTCGTCGGCTTTGACCGCTCGCACCGCGACCTTGACGATATCTGCCACCGTGGCCGGGTCGCTGGACTTGCGTCGGCTGCGATGGATCACTTCCTGCTCGCGCGGCGTCAGCTCTTCGCGGTCGATCAAGTCCCACGGTGCGGTGTTGTTCCGCTCCTCGAATTCCGGCACAGCCTCAAGCACCGGATGCACGTACGACTTCCGCCGCGCCGACTCGAGCATGAGCCGATCCTGCGTGCTGATTCGCCGCCGCCCCCGCTCGGTGTCGTCCTCGTCGCTCATGCGTCTCCGATCGTGTTGTCTGTCGTCGTCACTGGCCCCGAGATCCCGCCGTTCCGCGCGGTCGCCTCAACGTTCTCCTGGCGCACCATCGCCGCCGCTCCTGGCGCCAAGCAGTCGCGCACCTCGACGGAGCCGACACCGCCCAGGTACGAGCCGCTTACCGAGACAGCGGCTCGAAACAGGCCGGTGAACACGCAGTCCGAGACGACCACCGGGGTCGTCCGCGTGAGCGCCGTGCCCTCGATGCGGATAGCGTCTCGCTTCGCTGGAGAGCCGAAGTCGGAGATGGTGAGCCCACGCATCGCGATTCCCTGGACGCCGGAGACAGCGATGGTCGTGGCCGGAGTCAGCTGGATGAGCCGGACGTCCTCGAGCACGACGTCGCTGGGCGCGGTGAGCTTCTGCGACGCCGCGAAGACGGCACCGGGACCGGCCGATACCGCGCGCGTCCATGTCTCGTTGGAAAAACTCGACGAGCCGGCTTTGCGCAGATAGACCACCGGATCGTCGCTGCGCATGGTCTGCGTGATGCTGTTGTCGTGGACGTCATGCGAACCGCCCATGAGGTCGAGGCCGCGACCGATGAGCGTGTTGTGGTGGAAGTGCACGCTACCGGGGTACAGCGAGACGGCGATCGCCGACTGCGCCGACGGCCCGAGTCGATGCGTGCAGCGCGACCACTCGAAGTCGACGCCACCAGCCACCGCAGTCTCGCAGTCGAGATCTTGATCCGCAACGTCGAGAAACGTCAGGTGATGGAACTGCGACGCGTGCAGCCCGCCATACACCGCAACGCCCGACCGCGCCGAGCGAGCGAACGCGACGTGATGGATGTGCTGGCCCCAGATCTGCTTATCCGGGTAGCCGCGGAAGCGGACGCAGTCGCCGCGGCTTGACCCCGGCACGACCGGGTGATCGAAGCTGCAGTGACTCAGCTCGCCGCCGGACACCGGACCGACGATCTCCAGCACGTGTGATTGCTCGTCCCACGTACCGGCCGCCTCGTCGACGACGAAGTTGACGCCGGTGATGCGCCAGTCGTTACCGACGCGGATACCCGCCCAGTCGTGACCCATCGGGTCGCCGCGAAAGACGATGGTCGCGCCATCGCCGATGATCGATGCGCCGTCGGGCATAGTGAGCGTCGCGATCGGTCGCGGATACGGTGGGATGTCGATGTAGTGCGGCCCGAGCCGGCCGCGCAGATCGAGCACGCCGGTATTGAGCGCCGCCTGAAACTCGTCTCTCACCATGCTGGATTCCATCCTGCGCAGCGGAAGATCGCGCGCATCTCGTCGACGGTCTTGAGCGCAGCCGCGTCGCGGTAGAGCTTCAGGTACACGCATCGCGCAGCCGGGCTACTAGCGGTGAACCCGCCGACGCCGACGCTCTTACCGCTCGCCGGCGTACGACGAGGCATCACGAAGCGCTCTTGCTCCGTGTAGATGATGACCTCGCTCAACGTGTCCTGAATCGCGCAGAACTGCCGACCGCTGTTGCAGACGCTGTAGACCATTGGCGTGTTCGCCACGGCGTTGAGTTGCAATTTGCCGGTCGTCACGCCGATACGGACATCGCCGTTGCCGGTCAATCCGATCGACATGAAGCCACGCGTCGCAGCGGGCGCCGCTGCAGGCATGTCCCAGTACCCGATCAGCAACGTGGCTGTTACTGAGCAGTCGGGCAGACCGGCTGCCGTACTCGACAGGTGGCGATTTGCTACTCCGTCCGCCCAGAGATTGCCGACACGAGTCCACGCCGCGCTCGCAGATTGCGACGTGAACGCCCCGTTGGCGCCGAGTGGCACACCGCCGATGACGTCCGGATCGGTAAACGGCGACCCCTGACAGTTCGCTTGCATGAGCCAGAGGTGCGAGCACGGTCCGCTCGTCGAGCCGGCGGCGGCGAGGAACGCATTCTCCTCGGCCAGCGTCGCTGGACACGCAATCCCGGCCGTCGCGTCGACGGTCCACGCGTTGGTCGCGACGATGACTGAGTGGGTGACGGTGTCGCTCTTGCCGTTCGCCGATGTCGCCGTGAGCGAGACGCTGAACGTCCCGGTTCCCGGCGCCGCCCACACCGGGTTCTGACTCGTCGAGATGACGCCGATACCGACGACGCTCCAAGACCACGCGTTCACCGCGGAGTTCGCGTTGATCGACATGTCGGTGAGCTGCACCGATGTGCCCGAGCCGAAGTAGCGAAACTCGGCCGTCGGCACCTCGTCGGTACTCGTCGCGCTGAGTACCGACACAGCGAAACGCCGACCCATCACGATATAGCCGTCGGCGGTGTAGTGCGTGAGGTTCGCGGCGACACCGGGAATCGGCAGCGACTCGGCGTTGACCAGGAACGCCGACCCGGGCACGAGTCCGTTCTGCGTGGCCACGAATGACGCCTGAGCGTTCCGGACGGTCGTCAGGTCAGCGCCACCCGCTGATGCCGAGCTGATTTGCTCGATGATCCATGGAATGCCCGGAAACGACGGAGCGACCGCGCCGTAGAAGTTGGTCAGGTTCGTCAGGTACGCGTTGGCGTTGGCGGTGATGCCTGCGTCGCTGGTGCCGAGCGACATGATGATGGCCTTGACCGTGGCGCCGGTCTGCGTCGCGATGCCCTGCAGGTACGCGATGAACTGGTCGGCGAGTCGCGGTGGCGTCGTCGGATACGAGCCGCCCGGGGCCTTCCAGTTGGTCGCCAGCATCGAACCACCGAGCGCGAACCCGGCCACGATCCACTTGTTCGGCAACGAGTGGTCGAGATAACGCCCGAGGCTGAGCCCAATGCCGAAGTTGCCGGCCTGCTCATCAGCATTGATTGCCCGCGGCGCAAGTGGGACCGGTCCCTGTGTGACGCCGCCGGTCGTGAGCCATGTGGGCGGGTCAGGCGGCGTGCTGCCGAACTTGCGGAATTCGTAGCAGCCGGTGAACGGAGTCGCGAAGCCAGTCGCGAGCGTGATGGCGCTGTCCATCCTGATGCCCGTCGGCGTCAACGGCGAATTGAAGCCCTGGTTATTCGATTGACCGAAGTGTCCGACGATGAACCGACCGGTGAGATCGAGTGCCGCACCGGCGCCGATCGGATCGCTGGACACGCCAACGGCCACGCCCACGCGGACGCCAACCGAGATGCCGACCCGGATGCCGATCACCCGCCGCCTTTACCGTTTGCGTTCACGCGGACGAACCCGCCGACGCTGAGCACCATCTTCACCCGCCAGCGCTTGGCTCCGGTGTTGCCGACGTCGACGAATGTCCCTCCGGCGTTGGTTCCGCCTGCGGTGATCGTCAGGTTCGCGACCGAGTTGCCGGCACCGGTCGGGGTCGGCACGTACAGCGTCGTCGGGTTCTGTTGGACCCAGTTCGTCTTCGTCGCGTTGCCGTCGTTGTCGGTGATGTCGTCAGGGCCGCTACGGGCGCCGCCGAGATACCGCGGATAGTTGCAAGTCTCGAAGGTGATCGTTCCAGCGGTCGCAGCTGTCCATTGCAGCTGAATCCCGATGTACGGCGTCTCACCCGGAGTGGGCGAGTCGTTGCCTCCGACAGGAAAGTACCAAGTGCCAGAGGTCAGCGTGCAGCCAACACCGGCAGCGGCGCTGACCGTGACCGGCGCGAGGGTTCCGTCTGCCTTGATCGCGGCGAGATCGCCGCCTCCTGGTGGTGCGTATTTCATATCTGCTGTCCTCCTTGAGCGCGTGCGTCCGCCGGCGTCGGTTGCGGAACTGATTTCTTGACGCTGCCGAATTGCGGAGCGGCAACGGGCGCCGACGTCATGGGCGCACCGCCGTCGGCGGTGAACTGCCCCTGAAGAATCGAAAGCACCTGCGGGTGCATCGCCGGATCGATCGGCTTGCCCGACAAGATCGACAGCGCCAGGCGTCGCTTGAACGGCAACGGGCGATCGAGCGCCGACATCTTGACCGAGACGCTGTTCACGAAGTTGTCGAGGTCTTCCGGGTAGACCGCGCGCATCGCGACCGCGTCCTCGGGCGTCACTGCGCCGTGCGACGCCCGCTCGAATACCGCGTGCGGATTCTCGACCGCTGCGGCAGAGCGCGCCCACGAACGCATCTCCATGTCGCTCGGATGCCAGAGGTCGTGGCCGCCGAGCGCCAACGTCCCGAAGTCAGGGCGACGCGGGATGATCGACGACAGGAACTCGATACGCCGCACGGCGATCGTCTCCATCCGGTCGGCGAGGATCGGATCAATCGCCGCAATAGCTCGGAGCCGGTCGGCGAGGGCTTGCCGTGCGGACTGCCGCATGCGCGGCGCACCCGTCTGGTCGTATTCGGTCTGGCTCTTGATCTCTTCGGTGCGTGCCGCAAACAGCCCGGCGAGCGTCTTGGGAGCCTCCGGCGCGGCGCGCGCAACGGCCGCCTCGGGAGCGTACCGCAGCGCGGATAGCACCTTCGTCGCGACGACCGGGGCGTACGGGGCGACGCCCTTGGTCGCCTTGCCCGAGACGTCAAGGAACGACGAGACGGCTTCGCCAGCGCGGCGGGCCGCCTTGGCGCTCACAGCCTTGAGGCCGTTGACCGCCTTGCTGCCGATCGACGCAACCTCAGCGAAGCGACCCGCGAACGGGATCGCGTGAAGCATCGCCTCGCCGAGTGACTTTTCCTTGGGCGTGCCCAGCTCCTCTTTCGCCGCTCGGAGCGCCTCGAGATACGGCGAGGTCGGCTCGGCCTTGAGTTGCTGGATCTTCGCCTGCAGTGCACGGTTTCGCTCAAGTGCTGCCGGCGCCTTCTCCCATGCTTTCAGGCGTGGCGGCAGCACTGGACGATTCACGCCACCGAAGCGTTTGATCATCTCCTCGTTGATGCCCTTGCTGACAAGCGCGGCATCGGCGAGCTCGGGATCGATCTTGTAGCCGTCGATCTTCCCGGCCTTCATCTCCGCGCGAATCGTCGCGGGGGCGCGATTGAAGTCGCGCATAAACTGCGCGTACTCGGCGTTACCGAGCGAATTGATTTTCTCGAGCGCTTGGGCCTGACGCTCCAGCGCGTCGAGCACGCGCTGCGGCTCACGAGCGAGACCGGTCTCATTGCGGAGCGCTCGACGGATCGTCTTATCAGCGTCCAGCGCTTCGGCCCCCAGGCCGCGCATGGTGCTGTCGCTGTGACCCTTCGTGAAGTTCCAGACCTTCTCTTGCTGCGTCTGCTGATACGAATCCCTGAGTTGCTGAACGAACGCTTCGCGTTCTGGCTTCTGCTCGGCATGAATCGCCGCGAGCTCGAACTCCTCGGCTTGCTTGATGCCTGTGCGATCGAGCGTCGACGGGTCAATCTGCCGAGCTGTACGGAGTTCCTGTAGCCGCTGTGATGTTACTGGTTCGTGCAGCTGGCGGATGCGCGCTTGCTGCGCGCGGATCTGCGCAAGCGCCGCTTCGGCCTGCGTGGCGTCACGCCCTTCGTCCTGCAGCGACGTGACCATTCTGTCGTAGGTCGATTCCTGGTGTTCCAGGTGCCGCATTATCGCCGCGGGGTTCCTGGCTAGCCCCTCCGGATCGGCGAGCGCCTTGTCGATGAGCGCATTAGTCTCGTCGATCTGCTTGCGGGCGATCGAGACGGATGCCGAATCGGGCAGCGTTGGGGCGCCTACGGTCGGAAGTTCGCTCCGAATGCGACCCGAAATATTGAAATCATCGGCACGAGCTCCGTATCCGTCGCCCTTGCGGATGCGCAACACGACAGGCCGATCCGACTGCGCCGCTGCCTGAATACGGTGGTTGCCGTCCTCGATATACAGTCGACCGTCAGATCTCAGATATGAGGACACCGGCTGTAGTCGCTCGCCCTCAGACCAACGCTTGAGCACGGCATCTCGATTCGCCGTCTTCAGCTCCGCTCCCCAGACGTCACGCTCAGCGAGCTCGCTCGGCCGAACGACATACACGGTGTTGTCCGCGATGTCACTGGCGCTCGCCGGCAGACCGTGCACGACGTTTGCGCCACGCGCATCGAACGCCTCGCCAGCACGCCAGCCGTCGGGGAGGTTCCGATCTAGGAAGTCGTCAAGCTTACCCTTGCCGATCGGCGCTTTTGTTCCGTCCGCAAACGTCGCTTCGTAGCGTCCCTCGCTGGGACGGCCGACTCGCGAGACAGAGAACGGTTGCGTTTCTGCGGCCGGTGGAGGTACTGGTGTGACTGGCTCAGGCGTTCCGACCTCCGCTCGTTGCGTTGCCAGGTCGTCAACGAACTGTTGCCGCTCAGCATGCCGGGCCTCGGACAGCGACGCGTGCTCGGCGTCATACGCTGCACGGGCGCCGGCATCGTCGAGTGCCGCTATCTCCGGAGACACGACCGGTGCCTCGAACGACGGTCGAGCGAGCCGTGTGTCGATCGCCCCCTTGGCCTTCAGGAGTCCGCGCTCGGCCGCATGGAACGCCGCGCCCGTGGCGCCGCCGATCGCCCCGCCGTAGAGCATGTTGCTTGACAGCGCCGACGTCGCGTGCTCCCAGGTCAGCGGGTCGGGCGACAGCGACAGTTCGCTGACCGCAGAGCCGGCGCCGTACAGCGCACCTTCGGCTGCGGCGCCAACGCCCTTGGAGATCAGCCCTTCGCCGACACGCTCCGCGACACGTTCGCCGATCCTTGCGCCGGCTCGTGTGGCGAGCGAAGCCGGCAGCGATGCACCCGCCGTGAGCAGCGCCGGTGCGAGCGTGCCAGCGATCTCGCCGCCGATCGCCGCGACGGGGTGCGCCTTCGCGCGCTGATCGATGTCGTAGACCGTATCCTCGTCGCCAAGGAGCCGCGCCCCGAGGTCGTAGCCGCCCAGCGTGGCGCCGCGAGCGAAGCCTTCGGCTGCGGCGCCGACGGTACTCGCCACGCCACCGTAGTCAGCCTCGGTGGCCTGCTCGGACAGACGGCTGAGCTCGTCGACGTGCGTGGGCAGTCTCCAGCCCGATCCCGGACCGAGTAACCCCGCGGCGCTCTCCGATGGGACATCGCGAATCGCTCCATCGGGATCGAGGAGGCGGACGGTACCCGGCATCTACGGACCTCTCCGCGACACGCCGGGCTCTGACTGCAGCAATGGATCGATCGCCGGTTGCCCCTGGTCCGGCCTCGACTGTCCGTATGTTCCCGGCTCCGCCGCCGGTGGGGCGAGCTGCTGCTTCGCGAGCTCGGCCAGCTTGTGGACGTGTGCGTCACTGGCGATCTTGGCGAGCGTTTCCTTCGCGGCAGTCGCCTCCGGTCCGGTACCCCGAGCGACGCTACCGAGGCGCATGATCTCCGCGCGCTGATCGAGGTCGGCGCCGGGGCTCCACCCTGCATCCACTGCCGCCACGGCATCGCGGTACGCCTGCTTGGCGGATTCGGACAGCGGACTGCCGCCGACGTAGGAACCGTCGGGCGCACGCGGAGCCTCGACGGCGCTGCCCCATCCGGCAGTCCGGCGCTGGAACTCCTGCGCGATGGCCTGATCGCGCGAGACGCCGGAGCGCTGCAACAGAGACTGCTGTTTGTCTTCCTCGGGCGTGTTCTTCGTTGTCGGACCGGAGCCGGCAAACAGCACCGTCGGACCGGTGTAACGAGCCGTCCGCATCGCGGCGTCCATCGCGGCGTTCGTGCGGCTCTGCGCCACTTCGAGGCGCTTGGTCTGGTCGCGGAATGAGGTGATGTCCTTGACGCCTGCGACCGTCTCGAGGGCTTTCATGTCCTCGTCCGAGGACATTCCCTGGGTGCCCTTCTTGGTGAGCACCTGCGCGCGCTTGCCGAGCTGCTCCAACTCCTGGAAGTCGTCGGAATTGAGCGTTGCCGATGCGCCGCCGGACCGGTCTCGGATATCCCTGATCCGTCCGTAGATCTGGTTCAGTTCGGTAGTGACCTCGATCTGATTCCCGATCTTCGCGCGCTCTTGCGGATCCGATACCAGCCACGGCTTGCCGTCGGCGTTGATGAAGTCGCCGTACTTGACGACCGGCTTGCCGTCGGGACCAACGACAGGCTTGCCGTCGGGCGTAATCTCGATTCGACCGGGCGCACCCAGCGCGAATTGCCGCTGCCGCTCCTGCTCCTTGTCAGCGCGCTCGGTGGCCTTGTCGGCGAGCCGCGCGTCTGCAGCCGCCTGGCGATCGGCCTTCGCGCTCGCGAGTCCGGCCCAACCGCGCGCACTCTCGTCGCGGTGTTGGCGCATTGTCTCGTTGATCTGCTGCTGCTCTTGGTTGACCTTGATCCGCTTGAGGTTGTCGTCGAAGTCCTGGCGCTCCATCGCCCGACGGGTCGTCGCCATCTGCCCCTGCACATCGCCGCGCAGACCGGCAATCCGCAATTCGGTCGTGCCGCCAACAGCGTAGTTTTGCTGCTGTGTCGCCAGCTCGTTGTCGGCGTACTTGAGCGCCGCGAGACGCACAGTCTCCTGCGCGCGGTACATGTCGCCGTGTCGCGCGTACTCTTCGGCGAGTGCACCCTTGCGAATGCCGACCGACTCACGCTTGTTGGCGAGCTCGGCTTTCTGCGCTTCGATGCCGCGGTTGATTTTGTCGTTGAGCGCGTCGAGGCCGATGTTGCGCGCAGAGCCGGTCTTGCCTTGAAGGTAGCCGCCGATGACGGCCATCAAGATGCCGGCGATGCGCTCGCCCGTCGTGATCCCGCCCGATGGGTCGATCTTGGTGTCGGAGATCTTCTGCGCGTCTGACCAGACCTGCTCAGACTTCGCGCGCGTCAGCTTGTCGGCTTCGACGTACGCGTCGAGGTTCTTGATCTGCTGGTCGTGGTCCTTGGTCGCGATCTCGGCCCTGCGAGCCCCGAGCGCCCGCTCGTTGGCGAGCTTGTTTTGGTAGTCCAGCTCGGCGAAGGCGGCCGGATCGCGCTGTCGCAGGTCATTGAGGAACTTCTGCCGCTCGGCCGGATCCGGGATGTCGAGCGGATGCGCCGCATATTCCTGCGCCGTCTGCGCGTAGTGCTGCTCTGGCAGGAGCGTCGGCGGGGTCGGCTGCTGCGTGTTGCCGGCGCCGCTAAGTGCGTCGATCTGCGGCTCGGCCGTCTGCGGCGTCACTGGGGCGATCGGCTGCGCGGGTTCGACCGGCGCGGCCAGTGCCGGCGCCGGCGCCGGGGCGACGTCCGCCAGTGGCGGCGCCATCGGAGCGACGTCCGCCGGAGCGGGTGTTGCGAGCACATCAACCGGAGGCGGCGGCGGAGCGGCCTCGGGCGCCGGAGTCGGCTCGGGCGTCGACGTCGTTACCGCCGCGTCCTGGGGCAGCGGCTCGGGGGGCGTGGCCGGTTGCGCGGGCTCGGGCTCGGGTGCGGGTGTCGGCTCGGGCGGCGGCGGCACGAACTCCGGCGCCGGTGCCTGCTCGGGCGCCGTGACCGGCGCGTCCGGCGATGGCTCGATGGCCAGCTGCCGACGCATCTCCTCGTCGTCCGCTCCGCCGTCGGAGTTCCAGCTCGGCGGTACCCAGTCCCACGCGTTGTAGGGCTGCGGCGCTCCAAGCGACGGATCGCTATATGGATCGTCGAGCGCCATTACTTCCTAGCGCCCTCGAGCTTGTCGAGCCGCTTGGCGATCCCCGGCATCATCGCGGCGAGACTCGTCGCGAGATGGGCGCCGTGAACCATCTTGCCGCGCGGTGTGTCGATCACTGCGTGCTTGAGGCCGGCGCGTTCGAGGTCCTGCGCCATGATGCCGACCCGCTTGCCCTCGCCGAGCTTGCCGTCCTTGTACTTGAACGAGTACGACTTGAGACCCTTGAGGACCTTGGCGCTATCCGCATCGCCGTCCTCGATGTCCTTCTTGAGACGACGATCGGACGCAGCTGCGATCCCGCCGATCACCGCCGGGCCATACGTCTCGAATGCAGACTTTCCCGGCGGCGGAGGCGGAATGTTGCCGCCATACCCCGACATGGCCTGACCGCGTGCAGTCCCGATCGCCTGCGCATCCTGACCGCGCAGTCCCTGCAGTAGACCTGCGTACTGTCCCTGTGCCTGATTCCGCTCCTGCAGCCCCGCAACCGCCTGCTGGCCGGAGAGGCCGGAGCCGGCGCGTCCGTATTGAATCGCCGCTGTGCGCGCAGCCATCGGGCTCTGCGGGTTCGATGCGGCCATCGACATCTGACCGGCCTGCTGTTGCTGCACGCCCTGCCGCAGTTGCTCGGCGGATACCGAGTCCTGGCCGCTGGCGATCCGTGCGAGGCCATTCAACGCACCTTGGCCCTGCTGGCCGAGTTGGTTGTAGTTGGCCTGCGATTGACCAGCGGATTTGCTCGCCAGCCCGGCCTGTTGGTTGAGCAGGTTCTTCCGCGTGTTGTCGCTCAGTTCCCATGGAGCCGCTTCTCCGGTCTGATCGGTGAAGCTCGCGACAGGCTTCCCAGACGCATCCAACCGTGGACCGAACGCCCCGGATGCGCCACTGTACGGACCGCTCGGCGGCGCCGGGACCGCACTGCCAGTGGCGTACCGAACGCCACTACTCGGTGGCACGCCGCCGCTGAACGCGCTGCCGTCGGTATTACCGCCGAATGCCTGTGGAGCAGTGACAGCGCCGCCGTAGCGGGCATTGCCGTACCGGTCATCAGGCGACATGTTGCCGGCCCGTCGTCCGCGGCTCGGATCGTAGTCGTCCCTGGACGTATCCTGCCCGCCATTGAAAAAGTCGGAGAAAATCCCCATGTCATCCAGCTTTCTGCGCGACGGGTAGTCGCTTGTTGATGCCTTGATGAATCCCGAAATCGAATGCGATCCCGGTCAGCTTGACCGCCTCGCCCGTCGGGGTCGTGTACGTGCCGCCCGAGAACGAGCCTGTGATCAGCGAGCCGTTAAGCGCACCGATGTTGATCGTCTTCGAAGGTGTCGCGTCGGCAGTCTGCAGCTGGGCGAGCGTGGTCCCCGACTGAATCGCGGTTTCCAGCGCACCAACGGTCAACGTCGCTGCCGGCGTCACGATGCGGACACCGATGTTGTCGGGGTCTTCGACCCAGCGCGACTCCGACGGGACATAGCGATAGTGGTCACGAACATCGACGAGCACGGCAGTCCCCGTCTGGAAACCGAGCGACATCGTCACCGAGTTGCCCATCAGCCCCGGCTTGAACAGCTTGCCGGCGCTGACGAAGTCGAACACATTGAATGCCGCAGTCCAATTCGTACCGCTCGTGTTGACCGCACCTGACAGCGCGCCTGTCGATAGCGTCGCCCGAGCACCGAGCGCCACTGCGGTGATCCGAACCTTGATCGACTGCACGATCTGCAGCGACGGCGTGTGCTTGACCTGCAACGCGGAGCCGACCACCGTGGGTGACGGAAGCCACGCAGTGTCATCGTAATAGACGGCGTTGCCGGCTCCGTCGTACTGGTAGTCGCGAGCCACACGTACGCGGATCAGACATGAACTGCGGTACTCGCCGAGCACCGAGAACCACCGAACCGTAGCCTCGCCTTGCTGATCGCCGGCCGGCTTCCACCATGCCGTCTCGCCATCGACGCCGTACGTCAGGGAGGAGTACGTTGTCGACTGCAGCTTGGGACCGGTTGCGGTCAGGTAGACGTGCGAGCCGTTCCAGATCACCGAGTGCAGTCCATCGGCGATCGTCCATTCGCCCCACTGGTTCACGAGGTAGTCCCAGATCAGAGTCCGGCCGTTCGTCAGGATGCGCACGTGGTGCTGCGTCTCGACGACGTCGATCGAGTACACGGTATCCGCGTCGAACGCGTTGACCTGACCGCCGATGTACTGCACCTGCCAGCTTGGCGAGAGCAGATACCAGCCCTTGCGGCTCTTGAAAATCACCCCCTTCGGCGTGAACGCAACCGACTCCTGACTCACCGCGCCGACATCGACCGAGATGGTCCGAGACTCGAAGTTCTGGCCGCCGCCGGCGTTGTCGACGCCCTGGCCGAGTAGCGCGTAGATCGCCGTCGAACGGAACACCGTGAGCGTCTCCGCGTTGAAGACGAGCGCGGTGATGTCGCCACCGGTGCGCGGAATCGGCACCACGTTGCCGTCGTGAAACGACGCGATTTCACCGTCGCCTCGGAGCCGCGAATACCAAACGCGGTCCGGGTCTCCGGCGACACCGCCGAGAAACAACCGCGTATCGCTGGCGATGATGATGCTTGCCCCGGGCGGGGCAAGGCTCTCGAGGATCGCACCGTTCTCGGGATTCGCCTCCCTGATCGTGATCGATGCGTCGGCGAGAAAATCGTTGAACGTCGGCAGCGTTGTTGCCGTCGTCGAGTTCGGGACGTACCGATTCGGGTTCGTCAGGACTGCCGGGTCCTGCGAGCTCACAAGGAAGAACGGCGACTCACTCGTCGGGGCAACCGCGGTACGCCAGAACTCGGCGGCAGGGACCACGGAGGTCTTGTGCGTGGCGGTGAGAGGCGTCGAGGTCAGGATCGACAGCGAGCTACCGGTATTGGTGATCGATGCGATCGTCGCTGTCGTCGACCGCTCTGTCTCGCCTTGCGCGTTGAGATAGCGGTAGGTCTGCTTGTAACTGTACGTGCCTGTCGCGACCGAGCCGCCGCCGGCGTCGATGATGCCGAGGATCCACGGGTAGATGTGGAAGCCTGTTTCGACGAGGCGGACGCCATCGTATTGCAGCACTTCGCCAGCGGCGATGTAGAGCGTTCGGCCGATGCGGTCGACACGCCGAGCTGCGTTCGAATCGAATGCGAACACGACGTCAACGGGCTCACGAGCGGCGAAGTCGACATCACCGGTGCCGAGCTGAATCTTGCGGCGCAGCGTGGCGCACCACGAGAACTCCGTCGTGCCAGACGTCAGCGTGACGCCAGGCAGCCGACCCTGTGCCGGCAAGAAGCCGCCGCCGCGCGTGGCGACGCACTTGGCGACGAGCAGACCGTCATCGCGGTACAGGAAGTACGTGTTCTGCAGCGCAAAGGGCGGCGTCTTGAACGGCCCCAGCGTGGCGACGGTCGACTGACCGGCGAACGCGAACCATACGTAGACCGATCCGTTGTAGTCGAACGCCCTCGACGCCACGCCGAGAATGCGCATGAGCGTCGTGGCCGTGCCGATCGTCCCGGCGGTGTCGACGAAGTTCTGGACGATCGTACCGAGCCCGCTCGTCGGCGCCTCGCTGGACACGTAGACGTAGCAGCGGAAGGCGCCGCCCGTCGTGACTGACCGATATGCAGCGGCGATCTGGTTCGCTGCCGTAAATGCTCCGTTGACGATCGTCTGGTTGATCGTCAGATCGGCGAGCGATGACGTCGTCAAGAAGTCGCCGCGCACCGCGACCCCGGTGTCATGCCGGATAACCTGCGTCTGCAGCCCGCCGCCTGGAGTCGTCGCGATCGCGACCGGTCCATCGGCGGTGCGAGCCTTCGTCGACGTCGTTACCGCGAGCGCCGGAGTGCAGGTGAACACCGAGTAACTCGTGGTCACATCGCGTCGATAGACACCGATGGCGAGGTCCTGGCCGTCGACCTTGACGACGTCATAGAAGGAATTGAAGACAGCCGCCGCGGCTACAGTAACGGTGGGTCCACCAGAAAGTGCCGTAGCTGGATTGGCCGGATCGAGAGCAATCGCGGTCAGCGCGCCGATGTTCTCGAAGAACAGCATGATCTTCGTGTTGAGCGCCACGAGCCGCGGACGGCCGCTGATCGCGATCATCGAGAACGGCGACATCAGCACCGCGCCAGTCGCCTTGTCGGAGGCGGCGACAAACAGGATGCCCCCCTCGCTCCATGCGTAAACGATCGTGCCGTTGAGCTCGGCGCGGTCACCGTCGAGCTGATCGCCCGTGGTAGCGAATCGCGGCGTCTCGGTAACGTTCACCGCGAGGTGCGTGCCGCGCAGCACCCACGCAGAGATCTGCGCGTTCCAGCTGTACATCGAGTCGGCGGTGAACACGCACAGCTCATCGTTGACCACCGCGAGTCGTCGGCAGCCCGATAGCGTGCCGCCGCCGAAGATGCTATTGCTCATCGCGGCGAACGGGTAACGCGTCTGCACGCCGCCGAGCTCGTCGAACTGGACATCGCGGCAGATATCGAGCTTGGGCGGATCGGACGCACGGGCGTCGCCCTTGGTATCGAGACCAGCGGCGAGCGGCAACGTGACGGTTTGCCAGTTGAGCGGCATCACATCACCAGCAAGTCGACGATGATCGGAACGGTGAATCCGAAGGCGCCGATCTGAATTGACTCAGACCGGTTGAGCGCACCCCCGGTGAATGTGGTGGCGCCGGACTCCATCACCGTCCCGGACGTCATGCTCGCGAGGTCGGCAGGCTTGACCCGAATTGCCGAAATGCCGACGAACACGGGCGGACGGCCCAGACCGTGAGAGATGATGGGACCGCCAGCGACAGCCGTTCCGGGAACCGTCACCTCTCTGATGACCTTGGCGTCTACGGCGACTCCGCTTTGCAGTTCCGTGATCGCCTGCGCATGCGACTGCCGCACGCGCTCCGCGTCGCCCTCGAGCCGAATGCGAGCGAGCAGCGTCATGAGCGGTTGCCGCTCCACCAGCCGCCGGGGTCGTCGACGCCGCCGCACCCGCCACTGCCGTCATCTTCGTTCCGGGACAACCGATAGATCGGCCGGCGCGGCTGCACGAACGCGCGCAGGATTGCCCAGTCGACGAAGCGCACGCGCGCTGCTTCGCGCTCGGCCATCGCCGTGCGGACATCAGACTCCGACTTCGACAGTGCCTTGACAACGACGCCCCAGATCAGGAACGCTTCGCCGTCGGCCTGCACGACATCGACGCTCGTGCTGTCAGCGGCCGTTGACAGATCCGGCGCTTGCGGCATGTACAGCATCTCGTAGTTGCCCGACGACGGCTTGGGGAACAGATAGATGAGCTGACCGACGATCGCGTAGCTCTGCGCGTCGCCGACCTGTCCCGCCCAGCGCGTACGCTCCGGGCTCATCATCTCGTCCAGTGTCACTCGGCTGCCGACCGAATCAGTGATCCGATCGATGCCGAGCGTCGCGAGATGGTCGACCGGAACCGCGTAGCTCGCGGCGCCGTTCGCAGAAAAAGCAAAAGCCGACTCGAAGTACCGCAGCCCGGTCTTCTCGACCTCGGAATACAGATCTCCGTACTGCTCGCTGATCAACGCGTTCCACTCCGGGATGGAGATCGACGGATCTCCCTCCTTGTTGGACCGGCGCTGACAGCGCAGTCGGAGGTCGTCGAGTCGGTAGATTCGAGGCACTCAGACTCCAGTTGCCTTGAACAAGATCACGAGGTTCAGAAACGTCGTCACCGCGAGGTCTGCCGCCGCGAACGACGAGTTCCAGATCGACAAGTCGATCGAGTTCGTCGCCGACGCCCATGCCTGCGACGTAAGCGTGAACCCCTTGGGCACGCTCATCGTCGCGTCCTCGAAGTTCCAACCGACGACGCCGACCGGGCGGCCGTTGAAGTAGCCGAACGTCAGACGCCACACTCCCACGCCGGTCCGCGTGATCGTGATGCCGTTTCCGAGCACCTTGACCGGCGTGCTCGTGGTGTTGCCCTGTGCCCGGACGATGACCGCCCGGGTCGTCGGCTCTGATGCCAGTAGCTGTGAGAAATTTGACTCCGCCATGGCATCACCTCAGATCGAGTGGACGCCCTGCGACGCCGTGTTTTTCTGGATGAGATTGCCCATGGCACGGCATCGAACTTCGATGCCGTCGTCGGCGGTCTGGCGCAGCGAGCGCTGACCATCGTCCATGATCACGTGCGGGTACTCTCCGAGGATGCGGAGGTACTGGTCATCGGGGTTGACCACGCGACCGCGGTCGATGGGGCAGTCCGGATCGGAGTAGACCTTGAGGGTCCCGACTGACGTGTGGAGGCTGAACGTCTCGAAGAAGATATCCGCCGTACCGCCGCCGCCCTGGTACTCGACCTTGGCGCCCTGGCGCTTGACGACCTGGAAGAAGTTGACGGGGTTCAGGTAGTATTCACGCGCCTTCCGGCCGCGCTGGTTCAGCTTGACCGCGACATCACCGGCGTTCTCCTCGATGACGTTGTTGAGGTTGTTGACGCGCGACCCGGCGAGGCGAGGCGCATCGACGCTGCGATCTTTGGTGCGGAACGAGTCGCCGGGCGTCGGGGCGGTGAGCGGCGTGCAGACCTCGAGACCCTCAACGCAGGTCGTCGGGTCGCCGCTGCGGAACAAGAAGTCGGCATCGGCGAACGACGTGATCGCCGCTGCCGAGGTCAGCGTGACCGTACCCGCGTCTTCGTCGACGCCGGCCACCGTGGTGGTACCGGCGCGGGGCGATGAGCCGTTGGCGTTCGGAGACGCCATCACGGTCATGCCGACCTTGAAGTTACGGGCGTCGTCGGCGACCGTCAGGGTGATGACGTTCGTCGATGCGCTGAGGCGCTTGCCACGCTTGCCCGTGCCGTCGCGGTACAGGTCGTACGCCAGCGAGTCGACGAGCTCCGCGAGGATGCCGTCGGACTCGGTCGTGACCAGCTCGACGAGCGCGCCGTCATCGCCATCGCTGGCCATGAGCGACTCACCGTCGAGCGTGATGAGGCCGAACTTCTTGAAGCGGACCGCCTCGAACTGCAGACCCTTGCTCGATGCGGCGCCGGCCTGAGCGAGCGCGATCGTCGCGCCGATGCCCTGCGGATTGCCGTACTTGACGCTGTACTTGAAGCTCTCGCCGCGGAACTTGTTGACCTTGCGGATGTTGTAGAAGAACGGATGGTCGCGCGACGCGGCATCGCCGATGCCGTCGCCGTACGTCTTCTTGAAAATGAATGCGACTGTAGTGAGAGTTGAAGCTGAAGCCACGGAACACCAGTCCTCGCGCCGCTGTCGGCGCGCACGAAACGTCTCGTTGTGTGCCGACTCGTCTTATCGGCGGACTGGGGTCTGTCTTCGGTCGTCGCAGGTAGCAGTCGTAGTAGCGGGGTGTACCTTCGGTCGTGTATCGGTTACAGCTTGCCCTTCGCGCGTTGGGCAGCGAGCATGTCGACGATCGACGAGTTGCGCTCGTCGGCGTCCTTGAACTTGGGCTTGGGGGCCACCGGTGCGGCTGCGGCAGGTGCCTTGGGCTTCGGGACCGCGGGCTTTGCCGGCGCCGTTACGGGCTTGCCGGCGACAGGCTTCGCAGCTGCGGGCTTCGCTGCGGGCCTCTTGAGCAGCGCGGCGATGTCGATGCCGTCGTCTTCGAGCTCCTCGCGCCGCTGGCGTTCGTACTCCTCGAGTACGTCGGAGTGATCGGGCAGTTCGCCGTCTTCGGCAAGGTCCTGCGCGATCGACGCGAATCGCATCATCGTCTTGTCGGCCACCTTGCCGCCCTTGGCGAGGTAGTGCGCCGCGAGCGTGCCCGGCTTCGCTGCCTTGCTGACAGTAGTGATGTACTTCACCGCCGCACGCTGCTCGGCTTCGCGCTCGGCCGCCTGCTTGTCGCGCGCGTCGCGCTCGTCGAGGCGCTTCTGCTGCTCGTCGATGCGATGCTGCAGCTCGCGCTCCCTCATGAGCCGATCGGCGGCATCACGGTTCTTGGGATCCTTGGCCGCTTCCTTGGTCTGCGCGTAAATGTGCCTCGCGGCTGGTTCCAGGTCGTCGTCGGACAGGCCGAGCGCACGGAGGACGCCGGTAGGGTCGAACCTCGCTCGCGAGCGGAGCTTGGCGAACTCGTCGACCTTGGCGCGGTCGGCGGCCAGCTCGGCGCGCTCGCGCTCAAGCTTGGTGCGCTCCGATTCGATCTTGGCGCGGAGCCGGGTCTCCTGCCGGCGCAGCTGCGCGGCACGCCGCTCGAGTTCTGGATCGGGCTTCGCCTCCGGCTCAGGTTCGGGCTCGGGCTCATCGGCGTCGGCGTCGACGTCGACATCCTCGTCCGGCTCTTCAGCGTCCGGATCCGGGTCGGCGGGCTCATCCTCGTCGGGCTCCGGCTCCTTCGGCTTTTTGGTCTTCGGCTTCGGAGCGTCCTCGACTTCATCGTCCTCGTGAACGTCTCCGCTGGGTAGATCCGGCTCGTCCTCGTGAGCGTCGGGCACCGACTCCGCAGCGCCCGACTTGTGCCGCGCCAATGCCGCGAGCACGCTTTCCTTGTCCGGGCGCGACCGGCCGGGGGTCGGTCGACCCTCCGTCTCGGTCCCATGGTCGCCTGCGACGTCGTCAGCCATGTGTTGTGATCCTTACAGTATCGGGGTTACTGGTGCAAACTGTTTGTAGCTAGACAGCCCGGAGCTGCATCGACTGCGGTGACAGCGCGGCAACGGCGGGCATGTTGACGGGTGGAGCGCCGGGCAGCGGCGGCATCTCAGGCTGCGCTGGGGCCGCTGCGCCGGCGTTCTCGTTCGCGGCGGGTGCGTCCTGCTGCGCGATCATCCAGGCTGCCTGCACGACATACTGGCGCAACGCCTCAAGAACCTCTTCGGGGGCGTCCTCGGTGGAGATCTTCAGGTACTCCATCTGGCCGCGCCAGACGATCATCTGCAGGTTGTCAAACGGCTCCGGCATCAGGACTGCGCCGTCCTCGATCTCTTCGATGGCGTGCTCCACCGCTTCGAGCGCCGCGGTGTAGATGGACATCGACCGCTCAAGGTCTGGATGCCGCATCAGGCGTCGAGCCTCGTCCTGCGAAATCACTCCGGCCTGTGCCCACTCGAGCACGGTCTGCATGCGACCGGCCGGTGTGCGTGACATCGTCGACGCCGCGGCGATCTGCACGCGGACATCGCCCATATCCACCTTGGACCACGGCAGCTTACGCGCTCCGAACTTCGTGCGCCGCATCATCTGCGGCGCCTTGGCGCCGAGGTCCTTGCAGACGTCGATCGCCAACCAAATCGCGTCAAGCTTGAGCTTTTCGTAGCCCTTCTCTTGCATCGCAAACCGTTGCGTCGTGCTGTCGCGGTACTCGCGGAGCGCCACGCCGGAGTCGAGGCCTGCAGGCTTCGTCGACTGCGCGGCCAGCATTGAGACGCCAAACTCCTGAAACGCCGACGCCTTGAGCTGATCACGAGACGAGTACGTCTCCTTGTTCACGACCGGCTGATGCACGGTCACCGGGATCTCCCCGTTGACCACGGCGATTGTCCCGAGTTCGTTGGTGACCTGCGCACGGAGGTTCGCGTCCGCGCGCCGGACGTACGTCGTCGGCACGGCGTTTTGCTGTAGCAGCCGATCGATCTGCCAGTTGCGCCGGTTGAGCGCGCGCTGATGACCGGCGATGCGTTCGGCGCCGCCGATGCCGTACCAGCCCTGATCTGGCTCGCTCCACACGAAGCGGGCGAACGGGAAGAACGTCTTCTCGTACTTCCGATCGAGGAGCGTCGTGCCGTCGAGCGAAACGACTTCGCGGCCCGGGCGCTTACCAACCGGCAACCGCCAGCTGTGGATCACGACGACTTCGTTGTTGTCGCTGCGGCTGTTGATGTTCCAGAGCCTCATCAGACCACGACCGCCGTACTGCGCGCCGTCGATGTCCTCGTCGTGCCCGGGGTACATCATCTTCAATTCATCACGGTCGACGAGGTGCACGCGGTGCATCTGGCGCGGCCGGGCGCTGTGCGACTCGGACTCGTCGACGATGCACTCGTCAACCGGAACCTGCTCGGCACGCACGTTGTTTCCGCCGTCGGCGTAGACGTGAATCAGCCCGGTGCCCTTGATCGCCGCTGACTTGAACGCCCGCTGGCATAGCGTGTCCATGTCGAGCTGTTTCGACAGCGCCTCCGCATACCACTCGAGGTGACGCGCGGTCCGTTGCGTTGACCAGTCGCCGTCGTCGGTCATGAAGCGCGCGCGCACGTCGGTCGCGGCGATCGCCGCGGTCACCGTATCGACGTTGGACGCGACTACGTTTTCAGTGACGAGCCCGAGGGTGTCGGTGCCCGGCCGACCGTACAGCTCGGTGCGGACCGAGTTTGGGTCATACATCCCGTCGAGGCGCAGGAACTTCTCGTACAGCCTCGACTGGCGCGACGAGACGCCCTGCACGTACGCCAGAATCGCAGCGTGCGCTTCGTTCTTGGGTAGGTTGTACCAGAGACGTTTCTCGCGGTCGGTCGCCATCGGACACCACTTGGGTGCCGATTGATCTCTCCGGCTGTGCAGGGTTGGTTAGTCATCTTCGTGTTCATCGGTTGGAGGCTTGCGCCGGCCACGAGTGCGCGGCTCGGGCGTCTCTGCGGCGAAGCGCGGTACCACGCCGCCGGGGTAGCTCATCGGGTCGTCGAGCGGATCAAGCGGGATTGTGGACGCCGCCTGCGCTGCGGCGATCTCCTTGGCTGTCGGCCGCGGAGCCGGAGGCGGCTCGGCCGGCAGGAGTTCCATTGAGATGCCCTCGATGGTCAGCGACTTGACGCCGGACGCACGCAGCTTGGGCGCGTGCGTAGCGATCATGGTCAAGAGATCGGAGGGCTTGAGGGTCATCGGGTCTTCGTACGGTAAGCGCGAATGACAGCCGCTGCGTCGTTGTTGAAGCCTTGCTCTTCCCACCAACTCTCGATGTCTCGAACCCCGGCCCGGCCACCTTCCAACGCAAGCCTGCACCAATGCCAGAGTTCGGCTATCGAGATCTCTCTTGCGGTAGCACCGATCGCTCCGGTTCCCAGCAACGCGCAATATGAATTCGTCAGCATCACGGCGATGTCGAACTGATGCATCTTGATGCAGTCGGCGATCCGCCAGAGCATCAACTGCGCGACGGCAGCTGGCGTGATGTCCGCCGGAGCCGGAACAAGTAGCTCGTTGGCGTCCAGCGCCGGCTTCATCATATCTGACTCCATGGGTCCGAGTAGTCTCCTCCGACGAGCATACCTGCGAATCCGGGTGAGTGCGAGCTGTCCTCGGGATCGGGCGGATCTTCGATCGCCTTGAGCCGCGCCAGTTCCGTCGCCACACGCTTCGCCGCTGCTGGATCGGACGGCTCGTCGACAGTCCCGGCGGATAGCAGCTTACCAATGATTTTACGAGCAATTACAAGAGTATCACTCGAGTGGTTCGCCTGCGCCTTATTCTCTTTCAGGTTGCCGAAGTCGTCCTCGGCATACTGCAGTTCGCCGAGCTGCACCTCGAGAGCGGAGCCTTTCAGGATCTTGATCCTGCCGTCGGCGAGGTCTCCGTTTACCACCTCGATCGCCGTGAGTTTGTACTTCGTCGTTCGGTCGAACCGCTCGACGCGGATGCCGTAGACGTTGGCGAGCTCAAGGAGCAACGCCTCACCGCAGTCGCCCTCCATGCCGATCGGCCACGTGCCGATCGCGCCGATGAGCCCACTGGGCTTCGACGGGTCAAGCGCGTCACCGATGAGCAACTGCGCCACCGGGCGCGCGTACATCTTCTCGCGCTCCGCCTCGGGGCGCTTGTCGACGTCATCGCCGCGACGCTTGCCCTGCTCCATGCCGTAGATGTGATAGATCGTCCTCGTCGGATCCGTCGGGCTAAATGCAAACGCATTGCAAGCAAATGGATCGGCAAAGCCCTCGTCGATCGCGATGACGTACAGCCAGTCCGAGCGACCGGCCGGCAGCACAGCGATCTGCATCGTCCCGCGTCGCGGCGGGTCCCACTGGTTCCACGGCGCGCCGTCCCGGTGCGGCAGGTACCGGAACACCATGAGCGCGTTATCCGCCGCCCACCGGCCCTCGTACTCGCGGAGCCAAATGGGGTTATCGTCGCCCCACTGGCGCAGCGCCTTGATGCGCAGCGCTTCGAGCCAGTTCGCCACGATGGCGGGGTACTTCCGAGTCGCGTCGGGGAGCTCGACGACTTGCCGTAGCCCCCACGAATGCGACACCCAGCCGCCCCATCCCGGGTGCTTGCTGGCCTCGGAGAACGGGACATGCAGCCCCGAGCCGGGGCGCGTGGCCTCGTAGAACAACCCGCGGAGCACGTGACCCGGGGTACTGGCGAGGCCGAGCCATCCGCCGCGCTCGCCGAGACGCGGTGCGATGATGCGGTCCACGAACCACTCGATCAGGTGCGGCAAGAACTCGGCGACCTCGTCAACGCCAACGCCGTCAAACGGCTGACCGCGTTGCTTGCCCATCTCCTTCTTGTCGTCGGCGCCGACGAGCTTGAGCTTCGCTCCGGTGCGCTTGAACGTGCAGACCTTGCGCGTCTCGTTCCAGCTGGCCTCGATGCCGAGGCGCTCGCAGCTGTCCTTGAGCGGGTCCCAGAGCAGGTCAGCGGCCATCTCGCGCGTCGGCGCGGCAAACAGGAACTTGCCCTTGGGGATCGACGACAGACCGATGAGGTACTTCGCCTTGTAGGAGGTGGTCTTGCCGCCGCCGCGCCCCACGAGCCACGTGAAATAGCGGTGTGGCGCCGAGACGGCGTCCCGCTGAAACGGATGACAGTCGGCAAGCACCGCCTCGCGGATCTCAGCCGCCCACGCCGCATCCGGTGAGAGGACGCGGCGCTCGGATTTCTCCCTGTCCCATGGAGCGGTCAGGGCGGCATAGGGGTGCCTGAGGCATGCAGGGTCATTGGTTCGCGAACTCCAGCGCGCGATCGAGCGTTGCGGCGACGACGCAGCACGAGCCGACTGGCGTATCGGGACACCAGCTGATAATCCAGACCTCGCCCGTCGCGAGGATGGCCGCATGGTCGGCGGGCGCAATGACCTCGTCGGCGGTGAATCCGGTACCACTGGTCGCCGAGAGCAGGTAGTCCTCGATCCACTTATCGATCGGCACGTAGACGCCCCGGTGCGGGTTGTGCTGGATCGTCAAGCTGATGTGCCGCGGCAGGTTCATTCCGCTGGATCCGCCTGCGCCCATTCGCGCGGAATCCAAGCCGACCGTCCGAACTGCTCCTTCGACGCGGCCGGGTAGTACGCCACGGCATACTGTCCGAGCCACGGCAGGTAGTAGATCTTGTAGCGCGGGATGTTGGTCCGCTCCACCTCGGGCGCGGGCTGACCATCCTGCGGCAGCGAGTCGTCAGCGACGTACTTCGCCGCGGCGCTCTTCGGAAGGTCGACCGTGATGCCGGTGCGGAACCGGAGCTTCTGGACGCGGATCGGCTTCGCGCCGCCGGGTCCGATCATCCATGCCGGGACTTTCTTCTCTTCGCTCATACCTGTTTCCTCTCGTATTCTCGGTAGTCGCGTTCGTAGCGGATGCGCAGCGGGTCCCATCGGGCGCCGCGGAGCTTGCCGGCGTCCATCATGTGGACCACCGGCGGTGTCTTGCAGGCGAAGCCGAACGGCAGATCCGGATCGATGCCTGCCGCGGCAAGGAGCGACGTCATCACGCCGGCGCCGCCAAACGTCTTGCGCCCACGCCGCCGGTACTCCTTCGTGTACGCGTAGTGCACGTACGGCAAGCTGTCGGGTGAGGCGCTCGAGTTCGGTCGCCAGCTCGGTCGGTTGTTCGGGTTCGGGCCTTCGTACGCCAGGAAGCCATAGAGCGCCGTCGGGTCTGCGTCGTCGGCTGCGACAAGGGTCGACACGTAAGGCTGACCGAGGATGTCTTCGACCGTCTCCCACATGACGCTGCGCCACCGGCGCATAGACACGATGCCCGCGGCATGCGCGGTGCGGAACGAGTTGATCCAGCCGTCGACGATGAACGGCCGCTCAGTCGGATCGGTGAGGTTCGCGGGCCGGATGGCGAGAGTCATGGGCGCGCCGCCTGGACGCAGTAGCACGCGCGCTGCGCATCGACCTCGCGCACGATCGCGTCGACGATCTCGCGGATCTCTCGTGCCGCCATGACCGCAATCTCCGATACCTCGACGCGCTGACGATGCCGACATGCCGACATGCCTTCGATGATGATGTCGTCGGTGTAGGCAGATCGAGTGACCGAACAACTGGTCCATCCGAACAAATCAGCCGCGATGATGGCCCACGGCAGCTTGCGAAGCCGCTCGATGACTGAACTGGGACCGTACGTATACGACGCGCCAGTCGGCCTGCGGCGCGACTTCGCTTCCGCGACGGCAGCCTCAAGCAACTGACGCGGCACCTCGACGAACAGCTCGCGGAACGGGTTCATCGCAGCCTCCGGAACATCGGATGCTCGGTCAGCGACCAGTCCGGCGCAATCTCTTCGCTCAGCGCTTCGCGGTCAGTGGTGATCGGCGGTCGCTTCGCGCGTTCAGCAAGCCATGCGACGACGTCCGGGCGCTCACGCGTAGCATCCTGAAGATCGTTGCAGTCGTAGCAGCTATCATGGTTGAGGTGCATCCACTGCGTGGAGCCGACGTTGCGGCATCCGCCGCCGCAGTTGTCGTTGTGCGAGGGTACATCGACGCGCGGGCACGTCTCACGCTCCCAGGCAGATTCGCGCCCCATCTCGACGACCCATTGCTTGATGCGCGTGCCAGCCGCGGGGTAGAGGTCCTTGTAGAGCGCGTTGACGGTAACGGTGTCGGAGGTCATGACTGGCCACGCTTCCGTTGCTGTGCCTCGCACATGACTGCATTGCGCTGGGCATCGCGAATGACCTTCTGGATCTGCTCATCACGCGCTACTCGCGCCGCGGCGGGCGTACAGCGCAAACATCCGACACCGTACGTCGTCTGATACAGCGCGCAGTCAAAACAGAATACATCGTCGAGCTTCACCTGCGCCTCGGCATCCCGTACGGCGCGTAGACCTGGCACACGGCTTCGTCTGCCTGCCAGACCTCAACGAACCACGCGCGCGCCGGCCACGTCTCGCTGATGCGCTCCTCGATGGCGTCGATGAGCCGACCGGCTGATTCGTCGTCGACGTCATCGCCATTCAACGTCAGCACCTCGTCGGCGATAATCCTGGCCAGTTCGGCGCGCAGCAGTGTCAGCGGCTCACCGCGCGTGCGCTGCATGCCGGCCTCGATGGAGCCGCCGGGGATGGTGATGGTCGCGCGGAGGTAGCGCTCGATGACGCGACAGCGCGGTGAGTGGACGCAGACGTCCAAGCCGGTCATCCGCTCCGACTCCACGCCCGGCTTTCGGTATCCGTGCTCAAGCATCTCACGCTCGCGGCGGTCGAACAACTCATTCGCCGCGTTGCACTCGAGGTCGAATAGCTTGCCGAGGTCGCTCATCGCTCCGTCCTCCCATGCGGATCAAGGCCCAGCTGCTCCTCGACCTCGTGCCGGAGCTGCTCGATCACGTGCTCGGCGATCTCCCGCGGGGTCGGCTCGCTCGGATGCTGATATATCGCACCGAACGATCCCGGCTCACCAGTCACGACATCGACCGCATCCAGCATGGCGTGCGTGTTCCACCCGTCGTGTTGCGACGACTTGTAGATCAACACTGTAACGCGCGACGGCAGCGCGAACGAGATGCTGCGGCCGGCGTTGAAAGCCTTGACCTCGGAGGGCGTCATCTGGTCGGTGCGCGTATCTATGCGCAGCTTGAGGAGCTCGGTTGATACCGCGTCGTATACGCTCATCGCATCACCGCCTTGATCTGCTCGCGTCGCCGTTCCCGATGCAGCTTCGCCCGCTTCGCCTTCCACTCGGCCATCGGCATGCCCTCGGCGAGGTCACGCGTCGTGAGCGCCATCGAGGTCGGCGGCTTGTCGGACTTGCCGCGGGTCGTCTCGACGGCGCGGACGCGGCAGGAGACGACGGACGGCGACCATGGCGAGGGCAGACCGCAATACATCGGCTCGCGGTCGTCGGGGGCGGCGTCGAGCTCTACCGGGCACGGCGTTTCGTCGGGCACGTCGTCACGCGACACCTCGGCCTCGAAGACGCCATGAGCCGGGCACCGATAGTCATGGAGCACCATGCCGCCAGTGGCGCCGCGGACCCTGACGACCCACGAGCGCTCGGCGCGACACTCGTCGAGCTCGGCGCAGCGGCGCTCAGCGTCGGAGATGTTGTCGGCCGGTGAGGTCACGGCTCGATGACCTCGAGACCCCCGATGCCACCGGAGTAGATCGCTGCCATGAGCGCGCCGAAACTGTAATAAACGTGCGCTCCGCGAGCATCGTGCTCAATGACCGCGGGGTAGCGAAACACATGAAGGTCAAACTCCGTGTCGCTGATTCGGTACATCGGCTGCGGCTGGTTCAGCCTACGGCGTGCGATGCAATGGAGCTGGATCCGTTCCAGATCGGTGAGTCCAGATTCTGCGCTGAGTGCAGCAAGTTCGCTCATGGGTGCCTCTTCAAAGTGCAGGTAGTCGCGGTCTCCGATGTCCGGATCGGGATGTAGCCGCGCCACGCCGTATGGGGTGTGCAAGCATATCGATTCCGACCCAGCGTCACCATCGACTCGAGCATTGGTGTACATCACGATCCGCCGGAACGTAGCCGGGTGCATGTAGACGCGGATCGGCTTCGGCCTGGGGTGCTTTGCGATTTCCTCGAACAAGTCATCGACTGTCCGCGGTTCGGACGCCGGCGTCTCGACGAACAGCTCCCTGTACGGATCGGACATCAATCGTCCTCCTCGCAGTAGGTCACCTGGTTCCGCTCCTTCGCCGCATCAGCCTTCACGCGGAGCCGCAGTTCGGCGGACCAGTGGGCGCTGACTGCAGCGCGCTGAGCGGGAGTGTGGTTGCGCTGGACGATGGTGCTCATGGTCTCACGTCGATCGCATTCGTCGTACGCCAGCAACGCACGCAGCGTTACCCCGTCGATAACCGCATCGAGCGGGTCGGCGGCGGGCACCTCCGGCACCTCGAGTAGCGCCTTCGCTTCCTCTGTGCTGATCATCCCACGCTGCGCCATCTCGAGAACGGCCTCCATGCGGCCGGCTGGCGTCTGCGCAACCGGGTCATGGAAGTAGTACGCCGCTAGGAACACATGCGGCACACCGTCGAGGTAGCCGATTCGCGCATCGCCATCGCCGCAGTAGCCGGCGCATCCACCCGTACTCCACCAGCTACCGGGGCCGCGCGTCATGGCGATCACCTGCACCATCTGCTCGACGGCAGCGAGAGCCAAGCTCAGCGGCGCGCACGCGTAGATCTTCTGGCGTTGGAGTTGGCGCCGACCACGCGCCGTGCCGGTGACCGGAACCACGAGATACTGACCCTTCCCCTCGCCCTGATACTCGAGTCCCAGTCGTGCACCGATATTACGCGCAGCCTCGTGCAGCGTTTGCCGCGCCGGCAACCCCATCTCCGATGGCTTCACCGATCGCTGATCCCACGCGTGTTCGACCAATTCGCCGAAGTTCTCCGAGATGCGGATGCCTCGCGCGCCACGCGGACGCGGCGCTGACATGCGACCGTCTGCAACGGCAAGTGCACGACACGGAGCTACGGCGTACAGCGTTTCGTGGTCGACTTCGAAGCCGCAGCGACACTCGACGACGTCAGTCGCGCGGCTCTCGCGCATCTGCTGCTGACACGCCGGACACCTCGGAATCGGGATCGCGTTCATGTGGCCTCGTGTTCGTCGGGTTCCGGTTCTGTCACCACCACCGCTCGCTCCGCCTCGACCACCACCGGCTCGAGTATCGCAATCAGCGCATCGCGCACCGCCGCCTGGATGCCCGGCTCCTTCGACTCGCGCGGACCGGCAACGTTGAGCACGCTGATGTGAGCCGTCTCGATCCACTCGAGCACGGAGTCGCGCACGGCAGGCGGAACCAGCGCGCCATCGGCCAGCACGAGGTGCAGGTACGGGCGCTTCGTACGCTCGGCGACCTCGGCCGTGAACGCCGATCCGCCATCCAACTCGCTGCGAAACGACAGCAGCAGCGTCCCGTCGCTGTCCTGGATATTGAGCCGGGTGCGCAGCGCCATGCTCGGCTGCGCCGCCTCGTGCATCCGCGCAGCGTAGATCTCCGGGATGATGCCGTCCTCCGCGAGTCGCCCCTTCGGCATCCAGCCGCCCCAGTCAAGGTCGAGCAGGATCGCCGCGTCCATGCCGCCGCGGTCAGCGCCGGTCTGGCCTCCGCTCATGATCGTGGTTACGCGCCAGGTCATGACGGCTTGCCCGATCGCAGAGTGACACCGGCGAATGCGCCCATGGCCCTGATGCCCCACTCCGGGACGCCCTTAGCACGCTGCTCAGCACACCATGCCGGATCGCGAAGGTCGTTACGAAACTGGGCGTTGTAGCCCTCGAGCTTCGTCTTGATCTCTTCGCTGTACAGCGGACAGATGTATAGGTTGCCGTGGCTGCGGCCATGCCCAGCACACCATCGACCGCCATTGTCGTCTGACTCACCGTCGGTCACCGCAGCAACCCCTTGACGACGTCGACGATCTCGGCGCGTCGCTCGGCCGCCTTCGCGATCCGATCGAGCACAGCCCTGATGTCGTCGTCGTGCTCGGCCATGTACCGCAGCGTCGCGGAGAACAGCCGGTCTCGGCCGTCCTGGATCCGGTCGACGACCTGCTCCGCAGTAATAACGTTACCGAGGTCAACCGCCTGAGTCCGCATCGGAAGCATCAACACGACGTTGCCGATCGACTTAACCGGGCGCGACTCCACGCCGAACTGATTCAATACGTAGGCAATCGTGGCCTCGTTGATGATCATCGCAGCACGCTCCCACCGGAGTCCAAGTCCTGGAGCTCGCGGATGACGTGTCGGCGCTTGTCCGGCGGCAGGGTCCGCAGGTACGCCATCACCTGGGGTAGCTGCAGCTCGGCGGCATCGCGGCGAGCCTGCTTATCCAACTGTCTCCGCTCGCTCGCCATGGTGGCCGCGGCGCGAGCCAGGTTGGCCGCCTCCTTGGCGTGGGCAACCGTCAGTCCGTCCGTAACACCGTGCTTCGCAATGGCTCGCTCGAAGCGATCGAGCATCATTCCCAGCAGCCATTCGGCGCGGTCGAACTGGGTCATGGACGACCCTTCGAGGTCGTTCGGCGGCGGTCCGTACTCTTTCACGGGGCTCATCTCACTGTAGGCCGGGTTGCAGAACCGCAAGCTAACGTATTCAGCGCCACGGTCGTAGGAAAACCTGGAAAAACCAGACAACTCGGTCTGTTTACTAGCTAAGTCGTAGGAAAACATGACAAAAACTCACTGACGCCGCCGCACGCCGGCGACGGGGGTGGGTG